CGTTATTCGCGATACGCATTGCCACGCGTAAGTGCCTAAGCGTTACGCGCGTGCGTGAGCGCGTGAGCGAGCGTTCCGTTCCAGCGCGTTCGGGGCTGGCGATACCCCTAGCCTAGCACGCCATAGGCATTACACCCGTTACCGCTAAGGCGAAATGGAATGACCAGGTGAGAAACACGGTTGAGGCCCTACAGACTAGGCAGTAGCCCATTTCTTTTGATTGCAATACGCGTGCGAAGGACGAACATTGTCGAGGTCGTCTTTTCCGCCACGTGACAAGCTGATTACGTGGTCGGGTTGAAAACCAAGCTCCCAACCAGGTTGGCCCACCTTAGAAGGTGCTTCAAGGTTGACTTCTGTTCCACAGATGTGACACTGTGTTCCATAGAGCTCAATGATTTCATCTTTGTGTTGACTCCAGTGAATACCTGTCGTGCGGTTATTGCGGCGACGCCACAATCGGCGGCGAGAGTTAATTTCATCGGCGCGGAGGATACGCTGTTTGCGCCAATGGAGAGAGGATGCCTCACGGCATAAAGTACAGGGTTCCTCTTTCGTTTGTCGCGTGTGCCAGTCGTATCCAGACTTAGTGCCACATTCGGGCTTAGTTCGGTACTGATTCATGTTTATAATCTAGTCGTAGTAGCCGAAATAGTCAATAGGGCTATGCATAAAACGCCCCTACTTTCCTGTATATTTGTTATATGACTGATGACCCTTACGACTGGAATAACCCAGCGAATATTAACATTCCTGAAGAGTCTGCTTTATCTAAAAAAGAGCGAGAAGCCAAAGAGGACGATTCTGATGAAAATTACTACGCACGCGAAATAGCCAAAAGCGAAGTAATAGATAAAGGCATGCGCTGGTATCAGAATAAGCTCCGAAAAAAGATAGTTGCCCTATCAAGTAAGCAGTTTAACCGAAAAGGCCCAGAGAACCGATTCGATTAGGTTAAACTAAAAACGCCCCTATAGTTATGTCACAATATATAGAGAACAGAAGGAGCCAACATGGCTAAGAAAGACCCTATGCGTATGACGCAAGCTGCCAAAGAGAACATTGGTTACGGAGCAGCAGCGGCGGCTCTTCCCGTTATGGCTATGGTTGGTCCTACCCCAGGCCATGCACTTGTTGCTGGTGGTATTGCAGCTGGCATCGGCGCTGGATACGGCGCAATCAAGACTATGCGCGATGCTTCAAAGGCCCGCAAGCAGGCTAAGCACGATGCTCTAAACCCCAATCAGTTCAAATAGCAGGGGCGTTTAAAGGATAAAAATGGAGCAAGTACCAGATAGGTCTAAAGACGAGAACCGTAAGGTAGACCCTAGCGACCCCACTCTCCCAGGCAACAGACAATGCTGGGGTAGCCCCAATGGCCACAAGTGGGTCGGACACAGTAATCCCACTGGAATAGTTTGCACAAAATGCGGAATCCGCGGAAGAGGTAGATAATGAACGAAGTACCGAACAGAGCCAACCACCCAAATCGACAGGTTCCTTACTCTCCAATTGCTAACATAGAGGACAGATACCACTACGCTAGCCAAGTTGCCAACATCAAACAAGCGGGGTATGACGCCGACAACTACGAAGAAATAACGGGCGGTACTCGAGAAGACTCTAATTCTTACGATAAAGTTCAGGGCGCTATTCGTGACGCTATTGCTGTACGCAAAGAAAGAGACAGAGTTAGAAGGAGCAAGTAATGAAACCAGTTCCTAATCGGGCTGCACACCGAGATGCTATTCTTACTAGCATGGGTGTTCCAGTAACAGAAGCTGGCGAACGCGCTGAAGTAGCAGAGCGTGCTAAGTGGGCAAAGGCTGGAGTCTACGGACCTGTGTATAACGCTAAGCCCATTACTGACGCTGATTACATTCCCACCAAAGAACCCAAGAAGAAAGGCAAGAAATAATGCCAAGTGGACCCAATGCAGAGAATGCAAAGAACCTTTACCCAAGAGGACCGTTTAACGACATGGCTCCTCTCGTAGACAGCCTTAAAGGACTGTCCGCCTATGGAGCGCCTACACCAAAACCTCGCCCAGGCGAGATGGCTCTTCGTATCAGTGGAGACATTGGTACCCGTGTAGGACAACCCGAAGTTCCTTACAAGAACGCAATGACTCACGAAGACATTGACCGTATGTACAAAGAACACATCGGTACACCCGAACCAGGTAGCCTTATGGAAAGCAACCTCAAGGCGCAACACGACGAACTTGACAGGCTGAACGCCCCCAAGTACTCCGACCGTGTTAAGGCACGTCGCAAAGCACGCCCTTAATCAAAAAATAAGGCTGGGCCGTAAAAATAATGGCCCCCCGTCGTTAGGACAGTATGGCAGAGAAACCAATAGACCCTAAGTGGACTAGATGGCACAACTCTGTGAGTAAGTGTACCTCTTGTGGTGCAGAGCCTCAGGACAGAGTCAAGAACCGCTATTGGCGCAAACAAGTTTCTGACCACGGACATGGGTTTCCTCCAGCTAAGTACATAAAGCCAACTGAGGTACTCAGCAAGGCGCAGGACGCAGTTAAAGAGACCCCCAAGGAAAAAGACCCTAACGTTCTATTTGAAGACGAAGACATGGGCATGGAGCCTCAAGAGCCCAAAGTAGCGGGTGCGGCTAAAAAGCGTCAGTTACGGGAATGGGAACACTTCCACTACCTTCCCGAATCTACGAAGAAGTTTGCTACTAGCGAAGACTAGACAGCTGGGGCGTTTTAAGGGTAGCTTGGAATAATTCACTTTTTGTGATACATTAGTTAATTGAACACGCCAATTGGGTGTTCGTAACTAACATTCACGTCTAAGGAGTGAAAATGAACTACTATCCAAATGACCCCTGGGGAAAGTGGCCCAACCCGCACAAGAACCAGGACTACAAAAAGCAGGTCCCTTCACCTAAGCCTGTCACTATTGACTCGCTGTTCCCGAACCTTGACCGTTTCACCATTGGTTGGGGAACTCTTCTCGATGACCTTCAGACGGTCACCAAGACTCGCACGTCGTACCCTCCGTACGACATCGTTGAGCTTGACGACAACAAGTACGTTGTTAACGTAGCTGTTGCGGGATTCCGTCGCGAAGACATCATCATCACGTCTGAGGACTCAACGCTCTCCATCACTGGGTCGTACGGTCTTAAGAAAGAGCAGGATGAGAGTTCTCTTGAGGAGAAGTTCATCCACAACGGTATTGCGCGCCGTGACTTCAATCTGAACTTCATGCTCGCTGAGCACGTTGAGATTGAGTCCGCAAAGTTGGAGGACGGCGTTTTGTCCGTTCACTTGTTCAAGAACACGCCTGAAGAGAAGTTGCCTAAGGTAATTGACATTCAGTAGTAATTCTGTAAACTGAACGTAGCTGGGTGGGGGGTTTCCTCCTTTCTTTTCCCCACCCAGCGTCTAGGGCCAGAAATGGTGTCGATTGGCTGTAAATCCCGCAAGTCGGAGCCGTCAAGACCCCAGTTCGATTCTGGGCTGGTCCACAAGTAAAGCCCCCCACACTAACTGTGTGAGGGGCCTACTTATTTTTGTTAGATAGAGATTGCTTTAGCGAATACTACGCGAGAAGCCATCTTTGAAGCGCTAATAATAGCGATGGGTGCCGACATTGCTAGCACTAACCCCGCCCACATACGCGGTTCAAGGAAGTCGTAGTCCCAGTAGTTGATGGTGTGGAACCCGTTAGCAAGAACTGCTACTAGTCCAAACCCTACCATTCCCAGAATCGCACCAAAGGTGCGCTCCTTCTTGCCGTTTTCTTGGATGCGAGACGCCAGAATGAGGTACGCAACAAGGAAGAGCAAGTACATCAACTCAATGAAGAAGAAGAACAGGCCCCCCATCCAAGGAACGGTTAGTCCAACGAATTCGGCAACTGCAGTGATTCCGTTGTAAGACACAATTGCGGATGCAATAAATGCAATAGTAATTCCAACAATCCAAATGTAAAGAACAACTTTCTGGTCAATCTGAACTCCTGGTGCTCGAGCGGCCTCTTGACGCTCATAGCGAGCCTCTTGCTGCTCACGGTTGCGCTCACGAGATGTCTTGCCTCGTCGCGCCCTAGGGGCCTTTACGGGCTCCTCAGAGGGCTCTACGCCCTTCATCCACTCTAAAACTTCTGGTGTAGTGGGTTCTGCCATGTCTTCCTCTTTCTTTTGTCCGCTGTTGTTTCGTACAACGGAATCACTGTCATTTGGCATTGGTGTTTTCTCTTTCCCTATATATCGTAGCCGATTTCGGCTCTCATCAGTGTATGACATTCGATACCTTTTTCAAAATAACCCTTGTTATCAGAAGGGTTCTCTATAGATAATGATACTCTAAATACTTACCCAACACAAACAATTGGAAAGAGGTTACTGTGGCAATTCTCGGCACAGGTATTCAGGACGGACTGCTCCTCAAGCCAGTCAAATATCAATGGGCAATGGACCTTTACAACCAAGCGGTTGCAAACACATGGTTTCCCAACGAAATTCAACTCGGTGAGGACATTGCCGATTTTAAAAAGATGTCGGATGAAGAGCAGCACGCTATTACATTCCTCATGTCCTTCTTCAACCCTTCGGAACTGATTGTCAACAAGGCACTGGCGTTTGGCGTCTACCCCTACCTCAACGCCGCCGAGGCACACCTGTACCTCGCCAAACAGATGTGGGAAGAAGCGAATCACTGCATGTCGTTCGAGTACATCCTCGAGACGTTCCCCGTGGACCGTGAAAAAATCTATGCGCAGCACGTAGAGCACCCCGCAATTGCCAACAAGGAAGCTTTTGAAGTTAAATACATCAAGCGCATGTCCGACGAGCGTCTTGACATCACTACGGTTGAGGGCAAGCAGGACTTCGTCCGCAACCTCATCGCGTACAGCGTCATCATGGAAGGTATCTGGTTCTACACAGGGTTCATGGTCGCCTTGTCGTTCCGCCAGCGCAACCTGCTCCGAAACTTCGGTTCGCTCGTTGACTGGATTGTTCGTGACGAGTCGCTCCACCTCAAGTTCGGAATCAACCTCATCCTCACGGTGTTGGAAGAAAACCCAGAGATTGTTACCGACGACTTTGTGGGCGAGGTTAAGATGATGATTCTTGACGCTGTGGACATGGAGGTTGAGTACAACAAGGCTATGCTCCCCAACGGTATTCTCGGCCTTAACCATGACTACATCAGCACTTACACTAAGTACATTGCTGACCGTCGTCTTGAGGAACTTGGCTTTGCGCCGCACTACAACGTCAGCAATCCCGCAAAGTGGATGGCTACGGCTAACGACACTCTGCAGTTGGTTAACTTTTTCGAGAGCACAAACACCTCGTATGAGGTCAACGGGGCAACCAAATAATTAACCTAAACTTAACCCTCTTGACATATGAATATTTGTTAATGTAGCATTGTAGTACTTATCCCCCCATATGAGAGGAATCACCATGTCAGAAATCGATGAGACCGTAGAGGTCGAAATTGACGAAATCGAAGAGGCCGACGAGACCGTAGAGGTCGAAGAGGTCGAAGAGGTCGAGGAAGCTGAAGAAGCCGAAGAGGCTGAAGAAGTTGACGCAGACGAAGAGGACGCAGCAGAAGACGCTGAGTAATCTTTAACCAATAGGACTCCCAGAAATGGGGGTCCTATTGTTTTACCTATTGACATCTTTTACTTATTTGGTATAGAGTAGAGCGAGTAGTCCCCGCTAGCTCAATGGCAGAGCACCGCACTGTTAATGCGTAGGTTCGTGGTTCGAGTCCACGGTGGGGAGCGGGCATTTGCCCATAAATAACTAAGGAGAAGTACATGAACTGGTTCACCCCAGAACGTCGCTTGGCGACGTACAACACCGTCGCAAGCCTTGTCGGAGTTGCTATCGCACTAAACGTCATTGACCAGACAATGGGCAATGACATCCTCAACCTGGTTACTCAGATTGTTAGTTCAGTAGCTACTATCGGAGCTCTTGTAGCTCCGTTGCTTGCACGCCTTCACGTACCAAAGCAGTAAGGGACGGGCCCCTTAGGGGGCCCTTTTCTCCCTCCATAGCTCAGGGGATAGAGCATCGGCCTTCTAATCCGTGTGTCGCTGGTTCGATTCCAGCTGGGGGGACATGCCTCAATAGCTCATCTGGTAGAGCATCTCACTTGTAATGAGAAGGTGGCGGGTTCAAGTCCTGCTTGAGGCTCGCCTAGAAAGGAAACAAATGGCAACGTATGACTACAAATGCCGAGTGTGTGATGACATAGTTACTGTGTCTCACTCGGTTAATGACAAACCCACTATAATCTGTGGAAAATGCACGGCTAAACGCATCAAGGTATTTTCCGCACCTGCGGTAGAGTTTAAGGGCTCTGGGTGGGGAAAGGACTAGACACCCTGCCTACTGGATGGTGCATGACTGGATACCACCAAACCTGCCCAGTAGACGTAACTTATTCAATGACAAATACAGTCGAGCGCTGTGTATGTAACTGCCACAAGGAGGAGCAAAATGAAACAAAAGATAAAAACCCCAAGGATTGATGATAACTGGGATATCTCTGAAGAACTAAACATAAATGGTCGCAAGGTGTTTCCAGGTACCGAATTGAAAATATCGGGTGTACGGGGCCGCTTCCGCTTTATTAAGCACGTAAATACAGGTGAAGCGGAGTGGATTGACGTTTGGGGAGGAACCAAGGGCTCTGAGAGCTGGCGCTCATTCCGCCCAGAACGGGTACAAACTGTGCACTATAAAAACAAAACTGTAGAAAATCTTGCAGTTCAGTACAAAGAAAAACGTAAATTACTTAAAGCTTCTTAGTAGGTTGATGTCCTACCTCGTATGTGGTAGGCTTTAACCCATAACTAAATAACTGTCTCCAAGACAATAAACGACCCCAGTACTAACTACCAAGGAAAGGTAAGGTCGCAAAATGAAATGGATGATTGCAACAATGCTAGTCGGCTCAACAGCAGTCGGCGGAGCAGCAATTGATACTAGTAAGACCATGGGGGTTGAGCCCCCCGCAGTAACACAGGAAATAGAATCTAACGGCTATTTCCCAGGCGAGGTCATTAGTGACGCCGCTATAAATCCCAGTATGCTTCTTAATGCCTGGGATACTCTCAGCCCCAAACAACAGGCGGAATGGCAAAATGCCCATGACAAGCTTGTAACCGAGGCTCAAATCGCACATGACAAGGCAGTTCGAGAAGCTCGAATAGCCAAATTGAATGACGTTCTTGATAAAGTCAAGAGTTACGTAGGAAAGACACCTTATGTCTTTGCTGGAGCATCCCCGAGAGCATGGGACTGTAGTGGTCTTGTTCTATGGACTTACGCCCAACTCGGCATCGAGCTACCACACAGTGCAACAGCACAGCTTTCCGCAGGGAAGCACGTCAAAGACCCCCGACCTGGCGACATTGTCGTTTGGAACGGAGGCTCCCATTCAGGTATCTACATCGGTAATGGTAAGGCGGTTAACGCCTTAAACCCTAACGTCGATACTAATATCCTAGGAGTACATTCGCTCGGACTTTCCGTGACGTATGTTCGCGCCTACGACTACTAACCGCAACAGTTTAGGGGGCCATCCGCTGGGTGGTCCTCTACACTTGTTTTATAGACTTAAGGAGCCAACATGGGTGCAGACTGCATGAGTGCGTCTCAATACGGACAGTCACGTTCGGGCTCGGCATCTGAAGACCCCCGTTACGACGGGGATAGTTCTGACGATGAAAAGTTTGAGGGAGACTACAGCAAGTCGGGAGATAATCCCCATATTGGTGAACGGGGTTGGGGTTCCTAATGCAAAAGCAGAGGAAACTTACTGACAAGACTCGAGGAATGTTTGCAGGCCCTAGAGGCATGTACGGACAAAACGTAGAAGGTAAATCGGCCCTTACAAGCGGCACAACATACGGTGGTCAGGGCCTAGGTTGGTTCTGGCAGGGATACCCAGCAGTTACTGGTGGTCTTACCGAGTACGACCCAAGAGCTCTTCAGCCTGGGTCCAATCTAAGTGCTGTACAGATGGGTTCAGACGCAGTAGCTTTTGACGCTGGTCTAGGTGATGGAACAGCTACAGGCGCATCAGTTGGTGGAACCGCAGGATATTAATCCTGTAAATTTAAAGCAATTAATTTACACTAGAAAAGACTTAAGGAGTCTTAATGAGCGCGCAGTATGCAATCCAGGGAAAACCTGGCAAAGGTTGGAAAGTTACATCGTACATGGGTTGGCGTATGCACCCCATCTACAAAGAAAAGCGTTTCCACAATGGCACCGACATTTGGTCGAGTAACGAGCCTTGTGTGATTGAAGCCCCGTATGCGGGCAAAGTTTTGGCTGTTACAAATAACCCTTCAGGATTTGGTAACTGCGTTGTTATTCGTCACAAGATTAACGGCAAAGACTACACAACTCTTTACGGTCACATGGCTAACGGTTCGGTAAAGGTAAAAGCTGGTCAGCGAGTAGACGCAGGAACCGCTATTGGCAAAATGGGTTCGACGGGTATGTCGACTGGAAAGCACCTTCACTGGGAGCTCCAAAAAGGAAAGACCCACATATGGAGCGCAACAGGTAAAAACTACATTGAGCCCGTAAAGTTCTTTGAGCACCTCATTGAACTGGAAAAGTCAATTGCAAGTGCTCCCGTTGAGGCCAAGCCAGAAGACCCGATTATTCCGACGGTAACCTACGAAACTGGCAAACCAGTTGTTGTAGTTGTACCCAAGCCCACCGATACCGAGGCAGCAGTTGTTGTTGCGGCTCGTAAGGTAATCAAGCTTGATTCAACTGGCGTTGACGTAAAGTATTTGCAGAAAAAACTCGGTATCACTGCTGACGGTGACTTTGGACCAAAAACTAGGGCAGCAGTCGTAGCATTTCAAAAAAAGCACGGACTGACCGCTGATGGCATCGTTGGTCCAAAAACATGGAAAGCAGTTGGCTAAATGACAATTATGGAACGTGTGAAAGAAGTTCTTGGAGTTTTCTGGGAACTCATCTGGCGTGGATTCGGCCTCTTTCTCTTTATTCTTGGTTCCGCGGCTGGAGTTGGTTCTCTCGTCACGGGTGACCCCATCACGGGAATCGTAATTGCCTGGGGAACATTGATGCTCGGAGTAATTGGTGCTATTGGATACGCTATTGCCATTACTGGTAAAGCTTCCAAGTCCACCGTTGCCAAGGGCGTTCAGGACGCAGTCCAGAAGTTCGAAGAAAAGAACGACCAGTAACATGCAGGCGCGAAAGCCTCTCGTACCTAATAACCGTAAGGTTTCCTTGACTAAGGAGTTTAAAGGTACGGGGGGCTCTCGCAAAGCTTCCTACGCAAAAGACCAAAGGATTGTTAGTTGGCCCAATACTGGACGACAAAACAGCGAAGGTTTCGGCGGCGGGTATAGAATATTAAGGAAAGGCCAATGACTGTTGACCAAATACAAATGTGGGCTGGGTTTGTTGTAATAGTGGCCGCAGCTATTGCCGTAGTTTGGAAATTAATTTCTCCCTTGTTTAAAAGGACTAAGCACCTTTTAGACTCTCTTAGTAGATTTACTGTTGACTGGTTTGGAGAAGAAGCTGCGCCAGGTCGAGACGCTGTTCCAGGAGTAATGGAGCGACTTAACAATATTGACGGTGAATTGAAACATAATGGAGGTTCTACGATGAAGGACGCCATTAAGCGAATTGAGAACAAACTTAAACTTATTGACTCTAGACTTAAAGAGGGCGATGAAACTTTTGCCCGCATAGAGGGGAAGTTAGAAAAGTAATGCTTAACACTACTCAATTTAACATGCCCCTAAGTTCTGGAAAAACAGAACTAGGTAGGCTAGTAAAATCAGCAGATAAATTGCGAGGACAGTTTCAAAAAATAGAGTCTAACAAAGAGGCCTCTTTAAGTGCTCAGGCGGTTGAAGATAGCAACGCCTCGTGGGCTACCAGCAAAGGTTATACAGAGCAAAAACGTAACGACTTAGGATTTAGTACTTACTCGCAACTTAAAAAGTGGCATGAGTCCCAAGAAACAAACATTGCTAGAACAACACAGCGCGCTGCTATTCGTAAATCAAACCCCGCTGTAAAGTCTGCTGTTACAAACGCAAAAAGACGCCAAGCAGCTGCTGCTAAAAGAGCAGCATCGCCCAAACCCGTTACCCCTACTTGGAACCCCTTAAAGAATGTTAGAGCCAAGGCAGCTACACCTATGGCACCAAAGCCCGTTCCAAAACCAAAGGTTAGCCGTACAAAAGCTGTCAAATAGGGCATCCTTTTATTAAGAACATATAGGAGTAATAGATGGTCAAGATGACACCGCCTTGCGCAAATTGCAGGACACAATCGTCGTACTATCACGAGATTTCAAACACGTACTATTGTGCGAAATGTCTTCCTAAGTTCTTACGAACTGCCAAAGGTTTAAAATTAGTAGTTGAAATTTAATGCCCATAATTAGAACTTTTGCAAAACAAGGCCACGCAGTCCCTAAAGGGCCACACAGCCCTCGAGGACCTTTTCCACCAGAACTATTTCAGGCAGCTGAAATAGCACAAGGTGACTCAATACACGGAGATTCACTACACGAAGCTTTGGATGATATCCGAATGTTTCGATGCAAGGACTGTCACGACATCCTTTACTTGGATGAACTTGATGACCACGAATGCGAAGAATAAGTTTTCCTCCGTGCACGAGGAAAGAAACAAATCACTCTAGAGAAAGATAAATCATGGCAACAAATGAAAACGGAAACCTGCTCGATAGTTCAGGTCAAGTCGCCGTTGACTTCGTGTGGGGAAATTTTCCTCTCCAGCCGAACGACGACCGTCTTGAGAACGGTGGAGCAAACCTCGACCCCGCCCTTGACAACCACGAAATCGCTTACCAGAACTGGAACGGTTACCCGATTTACACGCCCAACACCGCAGGTGCTGAGGGTGCTGGATACGTCATAGTTCCTAGCGTACTCGGTCTGGCTACCGCACTGGCAAGCCGCATCCTTGTGGATGACGGATTTGTCGTCACTACTGCGTCTGGCGCAACCAACACCGCTACGCAGCCTACGCGCATCAACGTCACGACAACGACTGCCGCAACGGTCACCATTGCTGGCGGAACTGGTACTTGGGCAGTTGGAACCAAGGTCACCATCACGGCTGGTACGGGTATCCCCGCAGCACTGGTTGGTACTTGGACTGTCACAGGCGGAAGCGGCTCAACCCTCATCATCGCGGGTACTGGCTGGACTGTCGCTGACTCAGGCGCAATCACACCTGGTACACAACTTAAGGGTGCGGCAGCAACCATCAAGGCTCAGTCGGTCGCCGCTGGCGCTGACACGATTGCAGTTGGCGCAGCCATCACAATCACTCCTTGGGCTGCTTAATCCAAGATAGCTAATGGCTAATCCCACCCCCGTAGGAAATGGGGGCTCCTCTAACGGAGCCTCTAGCCTGGCACGAGCCAGACTTCTTACGGGGGTGGTTCTTAATGAAATAAACACTTTTCAAGACCAAGACAAAATTAGACGGTCATTGGAAGCAGCAAACGACGTTTATCACGAGTACGACTACCTTTCGGCTATCTCTAGTCGACGGGTCGCGCCCGCACAAACTGGTCGTCTGGCACAAGCTAAAGCTATTTTTGAAACCGACTTTGGAAACGATGAGGAAGACAACTCTTTTCTTGAACAAGTTCTCTTAGACTCTGGTTTGCCAAACTTTTTACCAAAAGAAGGCCTTGTTGCGTCACAGTTTTACAATCCAACTGATTACCAAGTTTTGGATATTGCGCAACGCGCGGCTGCACTGTCCGACATCCCTACCTCTTCTTCTAACTACCGAAAACCACGAACAGTTGGAGCTGGTTGGGACCCCGATACAAACGTTCTGACAGTAGTGTTTCGTGACGGAACTTTCTGGAATTATTACGACGTAGCCCCTAGTGAGTGGGCTAAGTTCCACTTTGCGTTTAGTAAGGGGCCACTACTTGTCGGAAAAGATGAGGCCGCGGTTCGCGGTATTGCTATGGGGTCAATCGCTGCTCACACAAACGGACCCGCCGATGTTTCTATGCTTGGGGAGTACGCAAGAGAGCAGCTGTATAGAATTGCTAGAACAGCGCAAATCCTAAACCGAGAAGGTTTTAGAAGAACAAAAAACGTTACTACTGGAGAGAAGTACAGAACTAGAGGAACTCCTGGCGCTCAAGGCGGAGGTAACAGGGCAGCAAGGGCAACTAGAGCTAGCCGTACCGCCCTGGGGTCGTCTGCAAATCCAGCAAAAAATTTAGGTAAAAATACAACTAAGAAATAGGAACAATGCCAAAGGTACATAACATTGGAAAAAATAGATTTACACAACTAATAGATTTTCCTGTAAAGTGGGAAGGCAAGGTTGTGGTTCGAGGATGGTCGCAAGAAACCTCGGAACCATTTAGAACTTCTGAACCACTTATATTCAGACTTCCGTTTCATAAGGCGGTAGTATTTGGAAAGTGGACAGGCACACAACCTGATGAAGAATCGGCACTCAATAACGCTATACAAGGACGGGTATTAACAGATGAAGATTTTCAAGAAGGATGGGAACCCCCCGCTTACCAAGCTGGAGAAGAGGGTAGCGAGTATACCTACTCATGAACTTATCGGTTGGGCCGAGAATGCCCTGTTTGAAATTGGTAAGGGCTTGACAAGAAGCCTGCATGACAGGAACCCTGACGTTCTTGCAGAGCTTGAGATGGGTGCAGAGGCGCTCCTTGCTATAACTAAAGAGATTCGGAAACGAGTCTAATGGAAGAATACGACGAAGACGAGTTTCAGTTTGAGGAGATTACTCCCGAGTTCTTTGAAAACTTTAATGAAGAAGAAGAGGACGAGGGAGATTCTGAAGAAGACGAGTTATCTCAAGAGTTTGTAGGAAGACTCGTCGATAAGATGATGACTTTCATGGATGTCCTTGTTGGACACTCTCTCCACCCTTATCAGGCTCCTTTTGCTAGAAGAATTATGCAGTCAGTAATTACTGGTGATGGTTCTGAAATTACCGCATTAGCGTCTCGTCAATCAGGAAAGTCGGAGACTATTGCAAACACAGTAGCTACCCTAATGATTCTTCTTCCTAAGCTTGCAAAGCTGTACCCAGACCTCCTTAATAAATTTAAAGATGGTATTTGGGTGGGGTTGTTTGCTCCTACAGAGGGACAGGCTGAAACACTCTTTGGTAGAACAGTAACTCGTCTGACATCTCCTAGAGCAGTAGAGATTCTTGGGGACCCCGAAATTGACGACAGCGCTGCCAGAATTGGTGGGGTTACCCGAATGATTAGGCTCAAGAACTCGGGTTCTTCGATTACTATGATGACCGCAAACCCTAGAGCAAAGATTGAGTCCAAGACCTTCCACCTCATTGTTATTGACGAGTGTCAGGAAGCCGACGACTTTGTCGTTAACAAGTCTATTTCTCCTATGATGGCGTATTACGCTGGAACTATGGTTAAGACAGGAACTCCTACTAGCAAAAAGAACGACTTTTATAAGTCTATTCAGCTCAACAAACGAATTCAAACTGGTAGGGGTAAGAAACAAAACCATTTCCAGTGGGACTGGCGGGATGTCTCCAAGGTAAACTCAGATTACGCAAAGTTTATTAAAAAAGAAATGCTTCGTATTGGAGAGGATTCTGATGAGTTTCAGATGTCGTATAACTGCAAATGGCTTCTTGAGCGAGGAATGTTCGTCACGTCTAACACCCTGGATGAACTTGGTGACACATCTCAAGAACTCGTCAAAGTCTGGCATAAAACCCCTGTTGTGGTCGGAATCGACCCTGCTAGAAAAATGGACTCCACTGTCGTCACAGTGGTCTGGGTTGACTGGGACAGACCTGATGAGTTCGGCTATTTTGACCACAGAGTTCTTAACTGGCTTGAACTCCAAGGAGACGACTGGGAAGAACAATACTTCCAGATTGTCAACTTTCTTTCAAACTATGACGTTCTGGCAATAGGTGTAGACGCAAATGGTGTGGGTGACGCAGTAGCACAACGTTTGAAGCTATTGATTGGTAGGGCCGAGGTAGTTCCTCTTACATCTTCTCCTACAGAGCAATCAAAACGGTTTAAGCATCTTCAAGCTCTTATTCAACGTCAAGCTCTCTCTTTCCCTTCTCACGCAAAGACTCGACGCCTTCGTGTCTACAAGCGGTTCTACCAACAGATGACTGACGCCGAGGTCCAATATAAAGGAGCAAACTTTATGGTTGCTGCTCCAAATGAAACTTATGCCCACGATGATTTTGTAGACTCCTTAGCAATTGCTTGTTCTTTAACTCAAGAACTTGTAATGCCTGAGATAGAAGTAAGCAACTCGTCTTTTTTCTAAAAGTTAACTTTTACCGTGTGAATACTAACAAAATACGTCACACTTTTAAGAGGAATCACTCGAGTTTCCATTCCCCATTTATTAAGGAGTACCCATGGGTATTGCACCTGCACCCCAGTTCCCCGAACGGGCGCCTCACATGTACGAAATGAAGGTTGCTGAAAATGACGAGCGTCGCGGACCCCTCCGCTTTGAAGAGGGTGTTGCTACTGACACCGACGTTCCCAATGAATTTCAGAAGGGAATCATGAGCGGTTTTGCTGCTGCTCCTGGTCGCCCCAACCGTAACGCACCTGTTTGGCAGAAGTCCGCTGCTGAGACGCTCTCCGAGCGCGCTCACGTCGGTTCCGCCTCCTGGACTGAAGCACCTACGTTCCTCGGTGAGTTTGCTCACGGCTCGTTCTCGAACAACGCCGAGCAGATTGTCGAAACAAAGGTTGTTTCGGGTGGACGCACAATGCGTTTGAACCCGACTGTCGTAAACGATTAATTACGTTTAGCAACCTATCCTTATCCTCTTTAGTAGGGTAAGGGTAGGTTCTAACGGTTAAGGAGACGCGGTGGAAAAGCCCACTAACGAAAAGCTTTACGCCATGGTTGTATTCCAGGCTAAAGCTAAGTACCGCATCTACCCCTCTCCTGGAGCATCTCACTGGGTTCACAGAAGATATCTTGAGCTTGGCGGAACTTTTGAAGACTCAACTGAACAGACTCGTAAAGAAAAAATATTTAAGAGGATGGCGGAAGCAAGAATGCTGGAACGTAGAGGTCATAAAGACCATAGCGCTAAAAAGGATGAAGAGCTTCACAAGAAGCGTACTGGGTATGACAAAGACGACAAGGAACGCGGAGATAAGTAATGTCATTTACTGATTTCTCTCCCCCCAGCTATAGGGCCGCTTCTTCCGACCTAACAATCAGCATTTCGCCCCTTGGGCTTGTAGAGCTGGCTGATGAAGAGTTTGAGGTTCACGGTCCTCGCCTAAACCGTTACTCGCTAAACTGGGCCATGTACCTTGGTCACCACTGGGGTTACCGACGTGAGCAAGGCGAAATGCAAATTGCGATTAATTACTACCGCGCCTTCATTGATTACCTCGCTAGGTTTACTTTTGGTAATGGAGTGCATTTCCGCGCTCCTAGATACACGGAGGGCATTGTTCCCGACCGTCTTGCTAGAGTATGGGAAGTAGACAATGACAAACAAAGAGTTCTCTACGAAATGGCACAGCTTGGTGGAATCACTGGCGACTGCTTCGTCAAAGTGGCTTATGAAGAGCCCTGGGAGGATTCGATTGGCCGAGCACATCCAGGCCGCGTCCGTATTCTTCCCCTAAACTCGGCTTTTTGTTTTCCCGAGTTTCACCCTCACGACCGTACCCGTCTGCTTCGTTTTAAACAAAAGTACCGTTTCTGGGGTACTAGCCTTGAGGGAACCCGTCAGGTATTTACTTACACGGAAATCCTTACGGACGACATTATTGAGGAGTACATTAACGATGAGCTTATTGACTCGCGGCCTAATCCGCTTGGGCTTGTTCCTGTTGTTCATATTCCTAACGTTCCTATTTCTGGTAGCCCGTGGGGTCTTTCCGACGCACACGACATTATCACAATTAACCGTTCGTACAACGAAATTGCAACGGACATTGCAGACATCATCAACTACCACGCAGCTCCCGTCACAGTAATAGTCGGAGCTAAAGCTTCAAACCTTGAAAAAGGTGCAAAGAAGGTATGGGGTGGACTCCCCAAGGACGCCCAGGTATTCAACCTTGAAGGTGGTGGCGCTGGAATTCAGGGCGCACTGCAATACCTAGAGACTTTAAAGCGCTCTATGCATGAACTCATGAACATTCCCGAGACAGCCCTTGGACAATCGCAGCCTGTATCGAACACCTCAGGTGTTGCACTTCAGGTGCAGTACCAGCCACTCATGAACCGTTGGGCGCAGAAGTCCGCACAGTACGGCTCTGGCATTGAAACCATCAACGAGTTGGTTCTTCTTAACCTGGCTATTAAAGAACCCGAAATGTTCCAGTGGAACCCCAATGTTGACGGTCCTCTTGAAGAAGGTCAGGCAGAGATGCTGGATGTTAATGACCCAATGACTTTTATTACTTACACGCACTTTCCTCCGCCCCTCCCCCTTGACAAAATTGTTCTTCTTAACGAACTTTCTCAAAAGATTTCTATGGGACTGGAGTCTAAGGCTGGTGCTCTCCGTGCTCTTGGAGAAGAATTCCCTCTTGAGAAGCTGAACGAAATCCGTAAGGAAAGCCAAGATGACGCTATGTCTGAGGGCGCGCTTAACCTGGTTAAGGTTCAGGTACAAAAGCAGATTATGGATATGACTGGCTTTATGGCTGGACCTGATGGAACAGCTACTCCTATTGACCCGATGATGATGGGTGACGGAGACGTAATGGGCGACGGACAGCTAGGCCCCCAGGGCTCTGACCCCGAAGCAGGCGACGTTGAGCAAGATAATTTGATGGCTGAATCGAACATTCGTAACACTTTGGTAGAGGAAGCGTTCGGAGATAATCCTCCGCCAATGCGACCAGTTGACAAAGATTAAAGCTTAAATCCATAGAATAATGGAGTTAAGAAACAAATACTGTACATTTTGTACTTTACTTGTTTTGAATACAGTTAAGGTCATGTGGCATTAATTCGGAAAACGACCCATAGAATGAAAAGAGAATCATAATGGAAGATAACCAAGAGGTTGCAGAGACAACCGAAGACGCATCCATGGCAGCGTTTAGTGACGCCGCTGAGGAAGTAACTTCTCAGCCCACCCCCCAGTTCAGTGCAGAAGATATTTCGAAGGCACGAGCTCAGGAAAAGGCGAAGCTCTACCCACAGGTAGAAAAGCTTCAGGAGGAGCTCTCCGTTCTTAAGAAGGAACGAGAGGAACGCGCAGCACTTGAGGCTGAGCGTGCAGCAAAGCGACAGGAAAGAGAATCTGTTCGTCTTGCCGAAAAGAAAGCACTTGAAGAAGAAGAAATGGGCTTCAAGGAACTTCTTAAGGCAAAGGAGCAGGAGTTTCAGTCGCAGCTTGAAGCTGAGCGCACAGAGCGTGAGAAGGCATTTGCCCTTCTTGACCGCGAACGTGAGTTCCAGGAACTTCAGCAGTACCGTCAGGCTCGTATTGAGCAAGAGCGGGACAATATTATCCCTGAACTAATTGACCTTATTTCGGGAAACACGCAAGATGAAATTGAATTGAGCGTTGCAAACCTTAAAGAACGCAGCTCTCGCATTTTCGAATCCGTTGCCCAAGTGGGTCAACAGGCTAGAAAAGATATGGTAGGAACGCGAACGACGCTTCCTGCCTCTGGACCCCTCGACAATGATTCGGAACAACGTTCGTTTACACCTGAGGCCATCGCACAGATGTCTGCATCAGAGTACGCGAAGAATCGCGCCAAGCTTCTTGGCAGTGCTGGAACTAACCGTGGACAAGGGTTGTTCGGGTAATCCCAACCATTAACCTCTATTAAGGAGACCACCATGGCTTCAGCCATTACAGGTTCGTCGCAGCTCGCTTCTGCACCTACCGCTTATTCAGGGTCTAATAGCTCGCTCTCGCAGGCTATTCAGACTATCTGGTCGAAGGAAATCCTCTTCCAGGCAATGCCCATCCTCCGCTTTGAGCAGTTCGCTGTTAAGAAGACTGAGCTTGGAGTTTCGCCTGGTTTGCGCGTTAACTTCCTCCGTTACAAGAACTTCGCAGTGGACCCCTCGCCGCTGACCGAAGGTGTCCGTATGACCACCAACGCATTGACCGCAGAGCAGATTGCTATCACGGTTGCCGAGCACGGCTACGCCGTTGCTGTTTCGGAGCTTCTCCTCAACAGCTCGTTCGACGACATCATGGCTTCGGCTTCGCGTCTTCTTGGTCGCCACATGGCGCAGTACCTCGACCTTCAGGCTCGTAACACGCTGTCGGCTGCTACTTCGGCTTCGTTCGGTTACGACCGCACAGGCATCACAGGTGGCGCTTTCACGAACTACGACGAAGGTTCCGTTGGTACCAGCATCGGTGCGCTTGACGGAAACCACAAGCTGACCACGGGTGCCATCAAGGACTCGGCCCTTGTTCTTGCTTCAAAGAACATTCCGAGAATTGGTGAGACTTACGTACAGTTCATCCACCCGAAGCAGTCGCGTGACCTTCGTTCGAACCCCGAGTTCATCGAAGTTACGAAGTACGCTGCTCCTGGTAACTTCATGCTCGGTGAAATTGGTCGTCTCTACGACGTCGTCTTCATCGAAACGACTCAGGTAAACAAGCTTGCTGCATCGCAGGCTGGCTACACCACTTCGACCAACGTCGGCGCTCCTGCTACACAGGTAACCGTTCCCGTCAAGGCGAACACGGCTCCTGGTTCGGGTGGAAACCCCATTTCGGCTGACTACACTGCTGAAAAGGGTTACCTCACCTCGGCAACAGGCAACACTGCTGACGTTTACGAGTCCATCATGATTGGTGACAACGCATTCGGTCACGCAATCTCGCTCCCCGTTGAGCTCCGTGACGGTGGCGTCCTCGACTTCGGTCGTGAGCACGCTCTCGCATGGTACTCCATCTGGGGCCTCGGTATCATCACCGACCAGGCTATCAACAAGGTTTACACCAACTAATAGCCAAACCTCGTGGAGGGGGGCCCCGCAAGGGGCTCCCCAACACAAACAAAATAACCTAACAGGAAGAAAACATCGTGCCAACTAAACCAACCAGTCCTCAGGACGCAACAGGTAGAGCAGCTGAAGAAGCTGCCAAGCGTAACGCTAAGGAACTTGCAGACCGCAAAGACGAGATGTCTCTCGCACGTGCCGTCGAGGAAGAGCTCTTAGAAACAGGCGTATTTGACGCCAAAACATCTGACAAGCCCGTTCTTATTGATGAGATTGAGGAAGTCGGAATTTCCGTTAATAACGAGAAGATTGTTATTCGCACAATCTCCGATATTGATGACATGACTTACGGAGTAGTAAACGGGGCACCGCAGAGCTACACGTTTAAATCTGGGGTGAAGTACTTGGTCCCTAAAGACCTCGCTCTTTACCTCCAGGGTCTCGGTTATCTTTGGATTGCCTAACCCTTAACTAAACTGTCCGCCCTGCTGGTACCGCCCTCCTCGCCAGCAGGGTGGACTTTTTGCTATGTATTTCATTCCTTTATGAGACAATATAGATACAGATAATCTTCGGAGGATTTATGGCTACCCTTTCCAGCCTTACGGATAGAGTTCGCGTTGAGCTAGGCGACCTCGGTAAATCCTTTGTGACTCAGTTTGTTGCTGATGGAACAACCAATAGATTTAAGCTCCACTATTCTCCTTTAGACGGTACTGGAGTAATGGTGTTTAAGGACGGCGTTGATGTCTCTAACGCTTGTTCCGTAGAGGAATCTACTGGAGTCCTTGTTACCGACACACTTCCCGCGGATGGGGCAGAGTTTACTGTTAGCGGAAATTATTACCGCTACTTTACGCAAACTGAAATGAATACGCTCATTAATGACGCGCTTGTTCAGCACACCGCTCACGCACGGGATTCAATTGGAAGACAGATTACTCTTGATAATCTTCCCGTTATTGAAGAGTACCCTGTAGCCATCTACGCGGTCACCTTAGCGCTTTACACGCTTGCTACCGACTCCGCCTTTGATATTGACATTCAGGCCCCTGACGGGGTGACTATACCCCGCGCAGAGCGCTTCCGTCAGCTCATGGACATGGTAAACACCCGCCGTGAGCAATACCGCGAGCTGTGTACCCTTCTTGGTGTGGGTATGTACAAGATTGACGTGTTCTCTCTTCGTAGAATTTCTTTGGCTACTGGACGATACATCCCCGTTTACAAGCCTCAAGAGGTCGATGACCGCTCGTTCCCCGAACGCGTGGACCTTCCTATTCCTGTTTACGGAGACTACGAGACTCCTTGGCCTACACAATCATCCGAGCTTACTGCGTACCAGGGTCGCGAATACTACTCAGAGATTCCCTTTACTGCTAGCCTTTACCTTTCTGCTACAGTCACTAACGTTACTGGTTCGGGAACTGCGGTCACCTACACTGCTGCAAACAACTACGCTGTTGGTCAAGCAGTAACAATCACTGGTGTAACGCCTACTGCTTACAACTTGACAAACGCGGTTATAACTTCGGCAACAGCCACTACATTCACAGTTTCCAGTGCTGTTACTGGAACCTATGTTTCAGGTGGAATTGTCGACAAGAGTGCAGCCGTTACCCTGGCTACAGGTACTGGAGCCACGATTACTTACACCGCAAATAACAAGTTTGCTGTTGGCGACCGAGTGACTGTTTACGGGGTTTCTCCATCCGAGTACAACCTTACTGGTGCGTATGTTACAGCAGCAACGTCTACTACCTTCAAGGTTGAAGGTGCAGCCAAAGCAGCGTTTGTTTCTGGTGGAACAGCGCTTCGTATTGGAAACGGCGTTATTGCTAGAGCCCTGCCGCAGCGTGGTGCCCCTCTGGCAGCGCAGAACTTTACTCTTACGGTAACAGATAACTACAACGGAACCTACGTTGCTAAGATTAGCCTTACCTCCAGCCAAACACTTATTATGGCAAACCGAACTTACTGGCAGATTGCTACTGTTGACCCTATAACAGACGTAAAGACAGAAGTTCTTGGAGGAAATTTTTTCACTGTTCGTAGAAGCCAGGCTATGGTCTAATGCCGATTAACCCAGATGCACCTATTTATCCCGAAGCGGATACAAGCCTGCTGCAAAATGGAGCAGAGCCGATTACTACTGTACCTGCGCCTCCATATAGCAGCCCAGATTACCAAGTTCCTAATGACCAGGTTCAGCCTGAAGTAGACATTGCTCTTCTTCCTGGAGTTCCCAATCAAAGAGGTCCCGCAGGTCCCACTGGTTCTACAGGACCAACTGGACCAATTGGGGCAGCCAGTACGGTAACTGGACCAACTGGTCCCACAGGAGCGACAGGGCTAACAGGCGCTACGGGTGCTACTGGTGCTACTGGTGCTACTGGGTTGCAGGGTGTGCAGGGCGTAACTGGTCCTACAGGCGCACAAGGAATTCAAGGTTCTCAAGGTATTCAAGGAAATATAGGACCGACAGGTGCTCAGGGACCGACAGGTGCCGCGTCTACTGTCACGGGACCGACAGGTCCTACTGGTGCCGCGTCAACAGTTACTGGTCCAACTGGACCTACTGGACTTGTTGGTGCAACTGGTCCGACAGGCGCGACGGGAGCAACTGGGGCAGCGTCGCAGGTTACGGGTCCAACTGGTGCGACAGGTGCCGCTTCAACGGTTACAGGTCCGACTGGACCTACAGGTGCTCAGGGTATTCAAGGACCGACAGGTTCTACAGGTATTACTGGTCCGACTGGTCCGACTGGTGCCGCTTCGACTGTGACAGGTCCGACAGGTGCAACTGGCGCAACAGGAGCAGCGAGCACTATCACTGGTCCAACGGGTTCCACGGGTTTAACTGGGCCTACTGGACCCACTGGTTCTCAGGGTGTGACTGGACCTACAGGTCCTACAGGCGCACAAGGTATCCAAGGACCCACTGGCACTCAAGGACCTACTGGTGCTCAAGGAACACAGGGCATTCAAGGTGTCACAGGTCCTACTGGACCTACAGGTGCTATCGGTGCGACTGGACCAACAGGTGCTTTAGGACCGACTGGTGTCAATGGTGACAGTTTTCAATTCCGAGGTGCTTACGGTGGCGCAGGGATTATTTACAACCTCAACGATGTAGTCGCATACAACGGCTCTTCGTACATTTGTCTAAACAACAACACCAGTGGCTATCAACCAGACTCACTAATATCTTGGGATATTTTTGTAGAAAAAGGGGCAACTGGTCCTACTGGCGCTACTGGTGGAACAGGCGCTCAAGGAGTCACGGGACCCACTGGTCCCACTGGCGCAACAGGGGCGCAAGGACCCACTGGTTCGACAGGACCAACAGGCGCAGCAAGCACTGTCACAGGTCCCACGGGTCCAACTGGTGCAACAGGAAATGCTTCAACAGTTACAGGACCGACTGGCCCAACAGGACCTACTGGCGCAACAGGCGCAGCGAGTACAGTTACTGGTCCAACTGGTCCAACTGGTGCTCAAGGTGACGCTTCTACAGTCACTGGTCCCACTGGACCAACAGGTGCTACGGGAGCAAACAGCACTGTCACAGGTCCAACTGGACCAACAGGTCCGACTGGAGCCACAGGCGCAGCGAGCACTGTAACTGGTCCAACAGGTCCGACTGGAAATACTGGCGCTACTGGTCCAACAGGAGCAAACTTCACGGGCTATGACTATGAAATTCACGTTAGTCAAGTAGATGGAAATGATACTACTGGTAATGGTGATTTGCTTACTCCAGTTGCTTCTATTACTAAGGCATTGACTTTAGTAGATTCACAGCGTAAAACCATTATTGTTCACCCAGGAACGTACACTGAAAGTCCATCGATAACTACCCAATACACAACCTTGACTGGCCCAGGGCTTCTTGGCGGAAACATTGTAATCTCTGGAACGGTAAGCACAAGTACTGGCTGTACTATCTCAGGCATAAAGATGACAAACCTTACTGTCACTACGCCCACTGGTACAGGAAACGTAAACATCCTCAACTGTGAAGTTTCTGGAACTTTTACAAAGAGCAGTAATGCTGACTACACCGTTCTTCGTTTGTGTGATTTTAATGCCGCAAGTATTACTGGGGCTGGATTACTGGCTATCTTTGGTGGCAATCCAAACTTTATAACCGTCAACAATGCCAGTGCAAATGTAATTGTTAAGAGTGCCGTTACCGTCTCTCCAGTCCTAACTGCTGGAACACTGAGCCTTGTAGATTCTGTAGTCGGTGCTGCTGTGACCAATGCCGTGACATCTGCTGCTTCAAGCGTCATTACCTTAGCAAACTGCCAATTACTGACCTCAGCACTAAACAATGTCGCACCAGTTGTTTTAAGCGGCTTCTACTCAATCCTCAACTGTGTATACGATAAGCCAAACTCAACCTTAGTTGCTTCGTCTGGTACTGGTGGCACAACAAACGCCGTTGATTACTTCCAATACATCAACGCAGATAAGTTCATCACTCAAGGTGGAACTTCATCTCAGTTTGTGAAGGGTGACGGCTCTCTTGACTCCACGGGACCTGTTTCGCCAACAGGTCCAACTGGACCAACTGGCGCAACAGGTCCCACAGGAGCCACTGGCGCTGCTAGTACGGTGACGGGTCCGACTGGACCAACTGGTGCGGCGTCAACTGTAACTGGTCCAACGGGTGCGACTGGCGCAGCGAGCACGGTTACTGGACCCACAGGTCCCACAGGAGCCACTGGCGCAGCCTCGACTGTCACAGGTCCGACAGGTGCCACTGGCGCAACTGGCGCAACAGGTCCAACAGGACCAACTGGCGCAACTGGACCAACAGGGGCGGCGTCTACAGTTACGGGTCCGACGGGTGCTCAGGGCGATAAGGGTGGACTCAAATACTACTTTAACTCAGACATTTCGTGGGAGAATGACGTAAATTCAGGAAATATCAGATTTTTTGCCGATACCGCAGCAACAACTAATAGTATTGACGTCTCTCTGACTACATATGACGGAGCAACAGTAACAACATACCTTTCGACGTGGGCAGACTCCACTAGTACTGTCAAGGGTCAACTCATCGTAAAAAGCAACACAAATGGTGACAACACCTACGCTATTTTTAACATTACAGGGATAAGTCTTGTTGCTGGTGCGGGATATCGACTCGGAGTTACATATGTCTCGGGAACAGTCCCATCTAATGCTGAACTGGTTGTTGTAGAGTTTATTCGTACAGGAGATAAGGGAAACACGGGTCCTACTGGGGCAACTGGGGCAACTGGACCAACAGGTCCCACGGGTGCGACTGGAGCAGCGTCCACAGTTACAGGTCCAACTGGACCCTCTGGAACCCTCACTCTTCAGCAAACTATTACTGCAACTGGACCTCAATCTCCTACTTTGACTGGTGCTCCTGCCCTCGTCTTTGCTGTAGTTATCGGAGCAGGTGGCGGTGGTGGTAACGGAAACAACGTCAACTACCAAGTAGGTGGCGGTGGAGGTGCTGGAGCCGTAGTCTGCGGTTGGGTCCCTAAACAATCAACGTGCTTTATTGGTACTGGTGGCTCTGGCGCAACTGGCGCGACTGCGGCTACTACTGGTGGCTCGTCTTACTACGCAGGTCTTTTTGCTCAAGGTGGTCTTCTTGGCGGTTCTGCTGGTGGAGGTGGTACGTCCAGTAACGGTGCTGGTGCGGGCGGTTCGGGAACGACCACAACCGCTGGGTCAACAACTGGTGCTGCTGGTTCCTCGCTGGGGTACTCAGTCGGGGGTGCTGGTGGTTCGGCAACTACTGCAACTTCTACAGGAACTGGGAGCGCTGGTAGCGTCGGTGTCTCTGGAGGTGGAGGTGGAGGTCGAGTAGTCATCACTACCGCAGCAAGTTCTCCGACAGGTGGCGCTGGTGGAGCAGGACAAGTCGGCGGGGGTGGCGGGTCGGCGGCGTCTAGCGTCACATCTGCTACAGGACAGGCTACTGGCGGTGCTGGCGGAGAAGGTGCTTATGGTGCTGGAACAGCAGCGACAGCAACTACTGGAACTGCAACAGGAAAACAGTCTGGCGGGGCAGGTGGAACTGGCTATCTCGGTGCTGGGACAACAGGTACTGCTGGAACTGGCACCACCGCTCGTACAGGAGGCGCTGGAGGCTCTGGTGGGGGCGGTGGTGGAGCCGCGACTTCTGGAGGAACTGGAGGCGCTGGCGGTAACGGTGCTGTACTGATTTACTGGTAGGAGTGAACTATGCCTAACCTTTCTCATATTGTTCCAAAGGGCATGTCCCTTCGCCAAACTATCTCCACTGCTGGAACGCAGTCCGTCACTCTAACTGGTGCGCCATATATTGTGTTTGCCGTTGTCGTGGGCGGGGGTGCTTCAGCGTCGCTTGGATACGTGACTGGTACACAAGCAACAGGGGGAGGCGGTGGTGGAGCAGTCGTTTGGGGGTTGGTTCCCGCAAGAAACACTGCAATTATTGGTGCGGGGGGTAGTGGCGGGTCGAGTGGCGTAACATCCCGCTACTCTACGCTCTTTGCTCAAGGCGGTGGAAACTATCCAGGTTCTGGAGGTCAGGGTACGCCTACTTACGCTGGAAGCGCAGGTGGAGGTTCTCCTGGTAACGGGTCGGCGCTATTTCAATCAGTTGGAGGGTCTGGTGGTGGCCCCAACATCTACGATACCGACAATGAGATATATACCTCGGTGGCTGACAATGGAGAAAATGGTACTTCTGGGGGTGGGGGTGGCGGCTCTGCCCCAGTAGATTACACGAGTACGGGCGGAAACGGAGGGAGCGGTTTAGTCGGTGGAGGCGGTGGCGGTGCTACTGTCTCCCTCCCGTATACCTTCCTTACTGGGGGAACTGGGGGAAACAGTGGCTCATACACGGGAGGTGCTCCGTATACTCGCACTGCTACGGGTCACGCTGCAGGAGGTGGGGGTGCTGGTCTTCTCGGAAACGGACAAGATGCGTACCTAGCGTTTGACCCTAGTCAAGGCGCCTCTGGCGGATACGCTCCGTATGGCGGAAACGGAGGCGTCGGTGGCGGTGGCGGTGGGGGTACTGGTGGAGGCTATCAAGATTCTATAGGAAACTCCCTTTATTACGGCGGTTCAGGCGGCGTCGGTTGTGTACTTATTTATTGGTAAGGAGGAAATAAATGAACGAATTTAACGCAATATGCCGAACAACGGGATGTCCTAACTTCATTGTGCCGTCTCGCATATCGTCAGAAGGGCTAACGCCAATCAATGTAACATGTGGCTCATGTGGACAACAGATTACAGAGTTTGTGCTAATCAACGCTGAAGCATTGGTACAGCCAGACAACTAACAATAAATCGGGAAGAATACGTATATGAAGATTGCGGCATACACGATTGCGCTAAACGAAGAACAATTCGTAGAACGCTGGTATGAATCAGCCAAAGATGCTGATTACCTCCTTATTGCCGATACAGGCTCAACAGACAAAACTGTTAAACTAGCAAAGAAACTAGGTATAAATGTCATTTCTATTGCTATTAGTCCTTGGCGTTTTGACGATGCTCGTAACGCCGCTCTTTCTTCTATTCCTTTGGACGTTGATTATTGCATTGCACTGGACATGGACGAAGTTCTCATCGAAGGATGGCGTGACAAGCTTGAGGGACTGGCTGAATCAGGTGTAACTAGGCCACGGTATAAGTACACCTGGTCCTGGAAAGAAGACGGAACTCCTGGCCTTCAGTATGGCGGCGATAAGATTCACGCTCGCAAGGGATACCGCTGGAAACACCCCGTTCACGAAGTAATTACTTCGGACCGAATCACCGAAGTTCAACAGTGGGTAGAGTTAGAGGTTCACCACTACCCAGATAATACCAAGTCTCGTGGGCAATACTTTCCGTTACTGGAGTTGTCTGTAAAGGAAGACCCTATGGATGACCGTAATGCGTACTATCTTGCTCGTGAGTACTTTTTCTATAATCGCCTAGAGGAAGCGGCAAAAGAGTTTCGTCGACATTTGTCTCTGGAAAAAGCCGTTTGGAAACCCGAACGAGCAGCGTCTATGCGTTATTTGGCTAAGTGTGAGCCAGAAAATACAATGCTGTGGCTGCATGCCGCGGTATCAGAAGACCCAGGTCGAAGAGAGGCTTTAGTAGAGCTTGCCCTACACGGATACAAGTTTGAGGACTGGCAACTGTGTAAAGCTAGGGCGGAAGAGGCGCTGGCTATAACTGAAAAGCCCCTTGATTATCTTTGCGAAGAATTTGCGTGGGGATGGATTCCTTACGACCTTGCAGCACTGGCCTCATATAAACTTGGTTTTATGAAAGACGCAAAAATTTATGGGGAAGAAGCTGCACGGTTAAACCCCACGGATGAACGGCTAAAGGATAACCTGAAATTCTATTTGTAATAGAGGAAAATAGTATTAACAAGCTTAAGGAATTCAAATGACTAAAATCCAAGTTAGACGTGGAACGCAAGCAGGCGGCGCTAATTCATGGTCCAACGGAACAGTGTTATCTTCGGGTGAAATAGGTTTTGAGACAGATACTGGAAAGTTTAAAATTGGAGATGGAGCTACTGTCTGGAGTTCACTGCAGTATTTTGTTCCTGGAGCGTCCTTCAACACGTCTAGTAGTCTTACCCTTGGCACAAATATAACGGCCACGACGGGCACTAGCCCTTGGAATGGTTCATCAGGAATTACTATTGACCTTCCTTCCAGTCTTACTGGAGTTAACTCTTCTACTGCAACAGCTTTGGCTACTTCTAGAAACATTAATGGTGGGGCCTTTAACGGAAGCGCAAACGTAATTGTTGGCGGAGCGGTCTATGGGCAGGCAGCAACCGCTACTGCAGATTTTCGTAACATCTACGTTTCTGCTACAGCATCCCCCCCTACCGCCCCTGTTAATGGGGACGTTTGGATTAGTTTTTAATGGCTGGAAAAAGTGGAACTTTTGCCCTTGACATCACCAGCAGTGGTGGTATAACGGGGCGTATTTCCTGGGTAGAAACTACCGACTCTGTAGCTAATACTTCTTCTGTTAGAGCGCAATTCCAGGTGTCTAAATCTTCAAGCAATATTTACATTACTACATATGGAACGTTTAACGGGTACATTAGTATTGACGGCTCCAAGGAAACCTGGAGTGGGTACGTAACTATTAAACCAGGAGCAAGCAACCAGACTCTTTTTACAAAAACTATAAAGGTCTACCATTCTTCGGATGGGTCTGCGGATAACATTGAATTTAAAGCTGATGGACAAATTCCTGGGACAAGCTACTCGGACTCTCTAACTACAAAGTCTATTGACTTAACTCAATTTGACAGAGCTCCCAGCCAACCATCAGGAGCTCCTACTTTTACTAGAGTTTCTCCTGGAACTACTATTGGAATAACATCAGGAACAGCTACTTCCTCGGCAATAATTAGTAGCTATGAATACCAACAAAGTACAACTACAAGTTTTACTGGAGCTACTGCGGTATCTATGGGCGATAGCTTAACCGCAACTATTACAGTAGCTGATGGAGGCCAAACCTACTACTACCAAACTAGAGCCGTTAGCGCTAACGGAAACGGTGCCTGGTCATCCACGGGAACCAGCTTGGGAATCATTGGAAATGTTTCCGCCTATGCTGTTCCTACTCAAGCTTTTTTAACAATTCCATACGTAGGACAAGTGACATTTTCTACTTCAGGTGTCTTTGCTGTTGCAGCACCATCTGGTTCTCCAGGGGGTACTTCTGGTCTTCCTCCTGGGTTAACTTTGAATACCAGCACAGGGGCAATTACGGGAACCCCAACTACAATAGGAAACTACTTTTTCAGAGTTTCTTTAAATGGAACTGCTTACGCCCCCTCAGCTACAACTAACTACAATATTACTGTAAGTAATGCTGGCCCCAAGGTTGTAACAGGAACTTCTCCTCTAGCTACTACTAGGTCTTCTTTAAAGGTTCGCAATGCTAACACATGGGTAAACGCCTACATGCGAATTTATGATTCAACCTATAATAACCCAGATGACGGAAGTCACTGGAGACAGATTACCTAAGGAGACCCATGAGAGGCACTAAGCTTCAGGGCAGATTCAACATGGATTACGAAAGTAAGTCCATGTATGAAGGCATTGCCGAAGACCTCGGTGGGACCGTGGGTGTTGAGGTCGACTGGTTCCGTTGGAGAGAAGACTACTTCCAAGCTAACTATACGGACATTGTTGATGACATTTACGATGTTAGCTCCTCTGTTCCTACAAAGGGTAAGCGCTGGATGCTTCCGTTCAAGATGCCTGTTGTTATGGCCCAGTTTATTCGTGGAACTAACGTCATGAACGAACGTGGTTTCTACGTTGCCGATACTCTGCGTCTGGTTATGAACGTCGGAGATGTGCAGCGCATGATTCCAGAAGTACTTACAGACCCTAACCAGCAAATTAAAGATAGAATTATGTATCGTGGTCAAGTATTTGTTCCTACACGAGTTTTGCCTCGCGGTTCATTTGGATACCGTTGGGCCGTAGTAACAATTGACTGCAACCAGGTCAACCCTGAGGAACTGGTCAACGACCCACAGTTCCAGCCCCAAGCTTCTCCGTCTGTTTCGGAGAATAGAACGTACGGCTACGGAGCTGCTGGCTTCGGAGCAGACCTTTACGGAGAGTAAAAATGCCACTTGTTAAACCAACTATTAACGCAATGAGCTGGGGGGCTACCCTCAACACAGCTTTAGACTACCTAGACACAAAGGTAGGCCCTTGGGTTGCAGTTCCTGCTACCGCCACTTCTACGGGAGTTGCGGGACAAGTGGCGTACGCCTCAGGGTTCTTGTATGTATGTGTTGCCACTAACACCTGGAGACGAACCGCTCTGAGTAGCTGGTAGTTATGCCTTTTAAATCAAAAGCGCAACAAAAAATGATGTGGGCAACTAATCCCAAGTTAGCCGCTAAATTTCAATCAGAAACACATGGTAAACTACCTGACAAGGTAAAGAAGAAAAAGGGAAAGAAGAAATAATGGCAGAGAAGAAGAAAGACCCCAGACTTGCTAGAGCTGGAGTGTCTGGATATAACCAGCCCAAAGCAACCCCTGGAGCAAAGAAGTCTCATGTGGTGGTTGCCAAAGAAGGCGACCAAATTAAACTGATTCGTTTTGGTCAGCAGGGTGTTAAAGGTTCTCCTAAGAAGGAAGGCGAGTCCAAAGCTTACGCTGCTCGTCGTAAGGCTTTCCAGGACCGTCACGCTAAGAATATTGCTAGAGGCAAGATGTCTGCTGCTTACTGGGCCAACAAGGTGAAGTGGTAGTGGCTAAAGTTACAGCTGGAGGATTGAAGCACAAGGTCACTAAAAAGAAAGTTGACCGAGGTGCAGGTGATAAGGGCGACATTATTGTTCAGCAGACCGCTAAGAATGGTAAAGCTCAAAGAATGAACCTAACTAAACTTGCTGGCTCAAAGACAGTCAAGCAGGGAGTTAAAGAAACACGGGCGTACCACAAGAAGCACCCAGAGATTGGTAAAGAAGGTCGCAGGAAATAATGGCTACTAAGAAACCTGCTGCTAAACCCAAGACAAAGTCGCGGGTTAATGAGGCTGGAAACTACACAAAACCAGCCCTTCGTGAGAGCCTCTTTAAGAAAATTAAAGCAGGAACTAAGGGCGGAGACCCTGGGGAGTGGTCTGCCCGTAAAGCCCAGCTCCTTGCTTCCGAGTACAAGAAGGCTGGCGGAGGTTACAAGTAATGCCTAAGGCAGCTCCCCAGAAATCCCTGGACAAGTGGACCAAAGAGAAATGGACTACCTCAGACGGTAAGCCGTCTAATGGTAAAAAGCGGTATCTTCCCAAGAAGGCTTGGGCAGACCTTACTCCAGCAGAAAAGAAGGCCACGAACGCCGCTAAGGCAAAGGGTGATGGCGGTAAGCCAGGAAAACAATTTGTTGCTCAACCTAAAAAGGTTGCTAAGAAGACTGCGAGACACCGATAATGGCTGGAAAATCACAAAGACCTGTAGTTAAACAAATTCAGAAGAAGTCGGCAGAGGCCGCTAAAAAGCGCCTTACTGACCCACTAAACTCTGGAAAACCAGGGCAGCAGGCTGGGGCAAAACTTAGAACTTCAGGAGTCAAACTTAACGGAACCTTGGGAACGGATAACACTATCCCAAAGATTCGTAAAAGAATTAACCAATCTTTAGTTTCTAAAGGAAAAAAGCCTATTGCTACATACAGAGGTAAAAATAATGGCTGATATTAAAATTGGAACTAGAAAGAAATTTGGACCCTACAAGGGTTCTGCCCAAAATGGTGGGCGAGAAATCTACGTTTGGAAAGTCAAAACCGCCGCTGGGTGGAAGACTGAGACCAAGAACAAGGCTCGTGAAGATTACGAGAAGAGTTCTGGGAGGAAACTTCCCAAGAGCGTGGATGTAGACCACAAAAATAACAAACACTCTGATGACCGTAAAAGCAACTTGCGCCCCATGAAGCACGGAGCAAATACGGCTAAGGAGAACAAACGGAGAGCAGGTAAGAAGTAATGGTAGTTAAGAAACCCTGTACTTGTGGGACCTGTCCTGCTTGTAAAACAAAAAAGAATCCCAATATGGAGCGCACTCAAAAGATTAGCGACCGACGCAAGAACTCTATCGGTAAAATGAAGAGTTCGGCTAACCTAGTTAAAAAGGCTGGTAAAAAATAATGTGTAACGGAAATTGCACCTGTGGTAAGGAAAAGAAATAATGGCTGAAAAGAAAATGACTCCTAAGCAGATGAAGCTTGCTGCTATGTCGGGAGATAAAAAGAAGATTACTAGGGGCGACGTTATTACTGCCGCTAAGATGAAGGGTTCTTCTGCTAAGTGTTCCACTGGAAAATGCGGCAAGTGTGCCTCATGTAATCGAAAGAAGAAATAATGGCAATGTGTAAATGTGGTAAGTGTGGTGCTTGTAAAAAGCGCATGGCAGCAAAGTCTGCTCCCGCAAAGAAGTACATTGGTTCTGCTGCTGACAAGAAGCAAGATGCCAAAACAACTAAGGGCATGAGCCCAGCTCAAAAAGCTATCTTCGGAAAAGCTGACGCCAAGATGGACAAGAACAAGAGCATGACTAAAGCGCAGGATACTAAGAAAGACAACGCGCTCGCTCGACGTATTAAGTCTGGCAAGAAGTAATCCAACACAAACATTCGGGACCCTTGCTAGGCAGGAGTCCCTTTGTTATTATGGGGAGTATGTCTGAGACTCAACGACACAAGCTAACAGAAATTGATGCGGAAAACCGACTTGCATTCTGTTTGAAGTGTGACACTATGGTAAAAATTCGACCTACGTATGCTCCTGAGGGTAGGCAGCAATGGCGCTGTAAAAAGGGCTATAACCATGCTTGGGCCAAGAGTCAGCGTCCATACACGCTGTATAAAAAAGAAGTATGTGAAGAATGTGGGTTCTTTGCAAAACACCCCTCTCAACTACATGTTGACCATATAGATGGGGATAGGAAAAACAACAACGAGGAAAACCTTAAAACTCTCTGTGCTAACTGCCATGCGTATAAAACAGCTATGAATGCGGACTGGATTCCCAAGAAGTTTAGCCAGTGACAAGCCTGATTAATGCCTATTCTTAAAGGGTAGGAACTCATGCGGGTTTCTGCCTACATTTATGTAGCCCTGCGCCTGTAATAAGGATTTGCGATGTCTTCTCAAGATTTCACGCCCTGGTGGAAGAAAGTTAATAACTATCTTTCATTCGAGGAGCGCCAAGAGTTTTTGAGGGGAGCTAGTGGGTATAAGCCCAATCTGCCCCTTGATGTACTAGTTGGTATGCTCAGCTCAGGCTATGTAAATAACAAATTCGAGAAGCCGCAATCCCATACAGGAAAGCAGAATGGCGAAAACTAGACTCTTTTTGACCAACTCGCTTAATAAGGCGATTGATAAGGTCACCGCTCAGATGACTCCTGCAGTCAGACTAGCGGCTATTAACGCGGGTTGGGACAGAGCCGCCGCCAACGAAATTATTGTTTTGCATAAACCCAACACCATTAAAGGCACCGCTAAGGTAGATAAGTTTACAGCTTCTCTTGATGAAAACGCCGCCATTGAAGAGTACGGTACTCAAGAAAATTCTCCCAGAGGAACTGTTCGTAAATTCATGCATAACAACAGGCCTTGGGAAAAAACTGTGGCTAAAGTTTGGGAGAAAGAAACTTTTAAGGGAGGCCGTAAATGACGTTCCTTCTTTCTGAAGACAAAGCTCTAAGAGAAAAACTTCAAGGCCTTGTTGTACACGACCAAGTTGCCGATGGCTCTTCTAAGCCTCGCCAAGTTGGAGTTTGGTTTGGGCAGCCTGACCAGGAAATTCGCTCACAGTCTTACCCGTATATCACTATTGATATGGTTGATATTCAGCGCGATTCTATGAGAGAAATGCGTGGAATTACCGATGCGGAGTACTTAAAGCCCGCAGACTTTAGCACTAGTGGAGCAACCGAGTTTCTTGTTGACCTTCCTATCCCCGTCAATATTGACTACCAAATTACAACGTATTCTCGCCACCCTCGTCATGACCGACAGATTCTGTCGCAGCTCATGATTAGTAGGCTCCAAAGATTTGGCTATCTAGAAATCGTAGAGAAAGATGTGACAGTCGACAACGTCGAAACTATCACGTCTACTTTCCGACGTATGGATGTCATTAACGTTGCAAAGCGCGACGTAACCGAGCAGGCAAAGCGCCTGTTCGTCAACGCAATCACTGTACGTGTTTCTTCGGAAATGGTACAGACTGCATTCCGAGCAATCTACAAGGTCCTTGAAGTACACGTCGATATGCCTACAGCTGGGCGAGAGCTCATCTGGGACGGTATTGGCGAGTTTGTACTAGTTCCACCAATCGTAACCCCCTGAAATAATCAACCTCTAGTTAGGAGACACCAATGGCGAATTACAATCGTCCTGGAGTTTATATCAATGAACTCCCTCTGACTGCAGCCCCCATTACTGGTACAGCTGCAGCCAACGCTGCTGGTGCCGTTCTCGCCGCATTCTCGCAAGGTCCCGACACAGTAACACTTGTTACTTCGTGGTACGACTTTGTAAAGACATTCGGTGGTTACAGCGCCACATACCCCGCAACATTCTCGGTTGGCTCATTCTTTAAGAATGGTGGAACTGAGCTCTATGTTAAGCGGATTCTTCCCACTGCCGCTAGGAAAGTCGCAAAAGTCAACATTCTCTCAAGCGCGCAAGCCTTCTCGGAACTAACAATTTCCAAAGGTTCAAAAGTTGGAACTACGGCAAAAATTAAGACAACTGCGGTCCACGGCCTTGAGCAAGGGGACACGGTTACTGTCACAGGTTTGACCGCTATCACCCAGAAGTCAATTTTATTGGCTGCAAAAACTGGAACCACGGCTACCGTTACAACCTCAGCTGTTCACGGCCTTGTGACTGGAGATGTTGTTACAGTTAGCGGACTTACTTCTAGTGGAACTGACTGGACAGTTTTTAACGCTGCTTCAGTTACCGTTACAGTTACTGCTACTAACAAGTTTACCTATACTGTTGTTTCTAGCGGAACAATTGCTGAAGCTACTCCTACGGGTACAGGCCTCGTTGTTGGTGCTGGAGTTACTGGCGGAATTGACTGGACTGTTTTCAACAAGGCTGGCGCAGTCGTCACTGTAGTAGACTCAACTACTGAGTTTTCTTACGAGGTAACTACTCCAGGAACAGTGGCGGAAGCTACTCCCCGCGGTACAGGTAAGGTAAACGGAACTAGTGGAGTTCCCGTTATGACTATTGCTGCAAAGAACCGTGGACTTGATGGAAACGGAATTCGTGTTGAGTTCTCGGCTTCACGTGCGGTTCGTCAATCTGGATACTACGACATCACGGTTTACCGCGAAGCTGGCGTCCCCGATACTGTTACTAACGGTGTCGTTGTTGCTAACTCTGGTGATGATACTGTTGTTGAACAGTTTAGCGGAGTAGTTATTGACGACCCAAACTCTGGTGACTACATCACAACTGTTCTTGATTTCAACTCTAGCTATATCAGGGTTCTTGAAGGAGCCGTAACAGAATACGATTCAAATGGCGCTGCTATTAACCCCGTGGTTACCTACACAATAAATGCGGCTGTAGAGCCTCTTTTGAACACCATCTTCCCTCTTTCTGGTGCACCTTCTCCCGAAACTGCTCTTACGTATCTTGATTACACGGGCAACTCCGTGTATGACCCTTATGACGTAAGCCCTGGAACATTTGATGTAGATGATTGTGAACTTTTCAAAGAGTTTGAAATCATTGAGCAGCCGCTTGTGTTTTTCCTTCCCGATGTAATTTCCAAAATTGCTGGAACTCCTAATACAGAAGTTCTTGGGTGGGACCAAGCACAGTACGTGTACAGTGCCCTTATTGAGTGGGTTGAAGCACCTTCCACTGCTGGACGTAACTTTGTTATTGTTGAAACGTCAGGCGGTATTTCAGTCGATGCCGCCTTGAATGAGGCGGGCTCGTACCCTGAAAGCAGCCGCGCGGCGGTGTACTACCCTCACGTGTTCATTAAGGACCCGATTGGTCGTTCTGGCGCATCAGTTCGTAAAATTGGTCCTTCAGGCGCAGTCGCAGGCCTGTACCTTTACTCCGACCGCCAGAATGGGCCTTTTAAGGCTCCTGCTGGAATTGGAACCAAGGTTGTAGACGCAATTGCTCTTGAGCGTGCGTTTAGCTCCGCAGACTTAGACAACCTTAACACGGGTGTTGACTCGGGAGGCGATACTGCAGGCAACAATGTCATTAACGCTATCCGTAATATTCCTGGTGCAGGAGTAGTCGTTATGGGTGGTCGTACACTGAAACAAGATGGAACGGCAAATCGCTACATCTCAATGCGCCGTTCGTTGACGCACATTGAAACCCGCCTCAAGGACATTGCTCAGTTTGCAGTGTTTGAGAACAACACAGAAACTCTGTGGGCTCGTTTAATTACTGTTCTGGGAGTATTCCTTAACGAATACCGTAACCAGGGCGGCCTTCGAGGCACCACGGTTGACGAGTCGTTCTACATCAAGTGTGATGGCGAAAACAACACCGCTGCTTCGATTCAAGCTGGGGAGGTCCACATCGAAGTTGGTGTGGCTCTTGAGTACCCTGCTGAGTTCGTTGTAATCAACCTCAGTCAGAAGACTGCAGAATAACCGAAGGAGAATAGTAAATGGCTGGCCCAACTATTATCAATAACCGTTCGTCTCTTGAGACGGACCCGATTCGTAACTTTAGATTTTTGGTTACGTTTAAGCCCCTTACAGGCGGACAGCCTGGCGGAGGCAACTGGTTGAAGAACACAAAGGTCACAATTGGATTCACCTCGGTTTCGGGTCTGTCGGTTAACACTGACAGCATCCCCTACCGTGAAGGTGGTTACAACACGACCGTGCACCAGATTCCTGGTCAAACGACGTTCTCTCCAATCACCCTTCAGCGAGGTGTCGTTCTCGGCACCCCGCAGCACTGGGACTGGATGCGGAAGCTCTTTGCAACGGTTCAGAACGGGAGTACTTCCACTACTGGAGAAAACTTCCGCGCTGACGTTGAGATTGAGGTCCTCACTCATCCCATTGCTGGTTCGGGTGGAAGCGCAGAGTTGACCGTCGGTAACTACAAAGACCACGTTTCTGCTCGCTTCCAGGTCTACAATGCATGGCCGACTTCGGTTGCGTACTCAGACCTTAACGCCGCGGACAACGCACTTCTCGTAGAGCAGCTTACGCTGGTTCACGAAGGGTTTGATATGAAGTGGGGAACTGACCTCAGTAGTACTGGTTCTGCAGGTAAGTTCCAGTAATAAACAAACTATAGGAGAATAAAATGGATAGCGTAAAGAGTGCTACTGCTAACGAAGTCAACAATAATCTTATTGAAGAGGCGTTGGGTAGCTCTGAAGTACAAGAAGATACAAAGTTTAAGGTCAAGGCTCCTTCGGATACTTTGGTGACTCTCCCCGCTGGGTTTATTAACTCAGACGGGGAGGTCATCAATACCGCGGAAGTTCGTGAGCTTAACGGGTATGACGAGGAAGCCATCTCTAAGACGGGAACACCTGGTAAAGCCCTCACAACCATCATTAATCGTGCAACTGTAAGTATTGGCGAGCTAGATGCGACTGAAGATATTTTGGACAGACTGCTCTCGGGTGACCGCGACATGCTTCTTCTGGGAATCTTTAAAGCAACTTTTGGTAACGTTGCAGAGATTCCTGGCTTTTGCGGTACTTGTAATGACTTTAAAACTGCTGAGGTAGACCTCAACAAAGATGTAAAAGTAAAGGCGCTCCTTGACCCTGTTGAAGACCGAACCTTTACTGTTAATGGTAAGACTAGAGACTACCTTGTTACACTGCCTAATGGTAGAGCGCAACGAGAAATCTCTTCTGGCGAAGATAAAACGGGACCCGAACTAACAACTATTTTGCTAAATAATACGGTCTTGGAAATTGGGGGACAGCCTGTGCTTGGAAAAACTCAACTGCAGGGGCTTTCTGTGCCTGACAGGCGAGCTATCTCAGAGGCTATTTCCGACCGTCTCCCTGGACCGCAGTTTGACGATATGGTGCTTGACTGCCCAGATTGTAATGGAGAGGTTGTGGTTCCGTTTAGTCTCGGAGCTTTGTTTCGATTCTAGAGGAAACCGCTACTCTGGTTTTTTTACAGAAGTGCTTGAATTAACCACCGCCTACCCAGGCTGGACTCTAACTGAGATAAAAGAGCTTTCCGTAAGGGAACGCAAAAATTGGCTAGAAGCTGCTGTAGCTTCTAAAAAGTTAGTTAGGAATTAGTAGATGCCCGAAATTGACGGCTTTGATAGTTTAGTTACTAAGCTAAACCAGGCTAAGACCTCGTCAAAAGAGCTCGAAAAGACCTGGGAAAAGATTAACACCCACGCCAAGGATGCCGTAAAGAATCTTGGCAAGATGGGGGTGGGCTCTGGGGGAGGAGCTTTTGGTGGTAGCGGCAGTGGCGGTACGGGCGGAGGCATGCCCAGCCAAGGGGACATGGATTCAAAGAGCCTTAAAAATGCTAAGGCTCCGAAGACAGACATCACCAGTGGTGCAAACTTTTCAATTGGTGACGTTGCCACATATATGGGTGAGATGTCGGGGGCGTTTAACACGTTCCTTCCTGACGTAAAGTCAACCATGAATCGCGCCACTGGCTACTACAATGCTGGTGTATACGGTGGAAGTTCGATGTCTCGAACAAAACTCCAAAAGGCTACTTTTGGAACCCTTAGCCAAATGCAGGGCCTTTCTTCTAAGGGCTCTGATGCTAACGTGGCACAGTTCCTTGGCCAAAGAGGCATGACTGCAAGTTCGGGAGTTAATAGCACTTATCAGCAAACTTTGCGAACGGTTGGTAACGCCGCTCGTTATATGAACATTTCCAACGAAGACGCAGCAGCTTCTGTTGAGGGGTTAACTAACGCCAGCGGTGCCGCTAGCATGCTTAAAAACTTTGGTATTTACACTGCTGATTTAGGCACAGGTAAAGAAAAGACTCAGGGACAAATCTTTGAGGAACTTGCCCAAAGGCTTACGGCTGGGCGAGGACAAGCTAACGTAGAGCAAACTCAATCGTCTATTCGACGCGGAGCTCTTGGTGTTACTATTGACTCGTTCTTCAAGGGTGACCAACAGGGCGGCCAAATGTTCAAGCAGTACATGATTGAACGTGCCCGTGGAAAGAACATGGACTTTTCTGCTACTGGTGATACTGCTAGTAAAATTGGAATTAGTTCTAATATTAATCCTCTAAATGCGCAGATGGCTTTGGCTGCTTCAGATACTGGGGCAATGCAGGCTTCTGAAGAACAGTTTATAAAAGGAATTAACTCCGCAACAGGTGCGCTTATGATTCTTAACCAGGCAGCTGGTTTCTTAGGAAGCACTATTGGTTCCGTTGCATCCCTTATGCAAACCCTTTTGGGAGCGGGTACTGTTCAAGGAGCACTTCAGGGAGCAACAAGTACTGTAGGTATGGTTGGAAAAGCTGCTGCGGACGCTACAAGCAAATTTGCTCAGTCTAATCCTATTGCTGCGGGTGTAGCTGGTGTTGCAATTGCCGCGGCTGGGGCGGGTGCACTTGCTCTCGGAATGAACGCTTTTGGTGGAAAAATTCCTGGAGCGCCTACTTCTACTGGTGGTACTGGTGGTACTGGTGGTGGGGGTGGTACTGGAGGCGGGTCTTCTTACTACGGTTCTCCTACAAGCACAGACTACACTTACGGCAGTACCAACACTGGAGCAACTAGCGGAAGGCCTGGAGCTCCTGGAGCCCCAGGAGCGGGGGTTACTGGTTCTGGAAATGCGGGCCGTCCAGGCAAACTTTTTGATATTAGCATTGTTGCTCAAGGGCACAATGTAACTGCCGCATTTGGTAGTAACGCAGGTGTTCACTCTGGACGGGGCCATAGAGGAACGGACTACGCGTACGCCGAGGGGACACCCGTTAAAGCTATTGCTGACGGAAAAGTAATTGTTGTTAGGAGTGGGGCAAAAAATACGTACGATGAAGGGCCTCGAAGCCTAGGTAACTACGTGGGAGTACTAAGCACGTCTTCAAAGGGCGTTCAGTACACGGTATTTTATGGACACTTGTCTAAACCTAAAGTGGCCCTTAATTCATCTGTTGTGCGGGGTCAGACAATTGGTCTATCGGGAAACACAGGGTTTTCTACGGGCCCTCACCTTCACCTTGAAGTTGTTAAAGGAAAAGTAACAGTTCCTGGTACTGGTACTGCAATTAGCCTTAGTGGTGCTGCAAAAGTTACTGGAACCACCTCGCTTTCCAATGGCTCAACCACCACTGTTCCTGCTAATCAATCGGGTCAAAAAGACGTTAACGCACTTTTAGGTTCTGCGGGCAATAGCTCGGCACTTCTCAGTGGTTTTTACTCTGGAGATAAGAGCGCTATTTTGGCTTCTGTTGGGGCAATGGCAAGCTCTGTGGGAATTAACAATTTTCAAAAACAATTAAACGACGCTAATGGCTCTTACTTATCTGGACCTGGAACTCCTGGGGGAAACCCATCCAATCCTGGCGGTGGAGGAGGGGGAGGAAATGTGAACATTACTGTTCAAGTTCCAGATGTGACCGCTGCGGATGCTGTAAAATTTGCTCAGCTGGTAAAGCAGTACTTAGACAATGACTCACTGATTTCTAACACAGGAAGTTTCTAATGGCTCTTAGAAGAAAAATTAAATCGGCTAGAGAAAAAGCTCGAGCAAATAGGCTTTTGTTTGAAGAGGCCCAGGTAAATCTTCAAAAAATTGATACTAATTCTTTTGATGAAAAAATTGTGGCATTAAGCGTGGAGCTTGCTGCTCTTGACGCGCTTATTTCTAGTAGGCAAAAAGTTTACGACACTAGCAGTACTAAAGCTAATAAAAAACTTTTAAATGAGGTAATTGCGCTAAGAGCCCCTATTGTAGAAGAACTTGTTAAAGCTCAAAAACAAAGTGTAGATTCTAAAAAAACTAATGAATCAACTTCGTCTAATGAAGCAACTGATGGTGTTGAAGAGATTGGTACTGGAGTTGTTGCTTCAAACCAAAGAACAACTGCCCTGGAGTACAACGCCAGTGGAGTTAAGGAGCTTCTTTTTAGTGAGAGAACTGCTTTTTCAAAAAGGCTTATGTCATCTCCAAATGAGCCTCGTCAAATTCGTGCTGCAAATGATTTGTGGAAAACTGCCCAAGCCAGTAAAGGGATGATTGTAACTTCAGAACAAGTTTTAAAATCGTGGAATACTGGTTCAACTAAAATTCCTGGTGGAGTAAAGAACTACGGCTTTCAATTTCAATACAATCCTGGAACTGTTGGAATGTCGTATTTTACGTCCCCCAATGTTGACGTTACCCTCATGACTTCTGGTCAGGAAATGTTTAACCTGGCGGGAACTTCTGGGTCTCAAGGCGCTGTTAGTTTTCAAATTATTATAAATAGAATTTTTGACATGCAGTACTACACTCGTAAGGGATTTATTGATAAAAAGTACAATCCCAGAAAGCTTTACTCAAAACCTCCTGCAGGCCCAACAGAAGAACAGCTCATTTACAACAAGGGCACTATGTACGACGTAGAGTACTTTTTGAGGACTCTCATGGGAACAACCATGAAAAGCTACCTTCGTGGAGAGGATACGGCAGATATGGGCTGGTTGCCAGCAATCCCAGTAGAGCTTCACCTTGGTAACAAACTTCGATATCTTGGAACAATTAATACCATACAGTTAAACCACATTATATTTAACGAACGAATGGTTCCGCTGTTTACTACAGTAGATGTTCAGTTCACTCGCCTTCCCGACTATCCCTCAAAGTAGGAAAAAAATGATTTTTGCAGACAGTAGATACTCAAACGGTAACGTTACTAAAGTTCAAGACCCAAGAACGGAAACGTACCGACTTGCGGTGTACCGTAAATTCCCAGCTTCAAAGGCGACGTTTTATTATTACACTTGGGTAGAGAATGACAGAATTGACAAAGTAGCTACGGACCTTTTGGGCAGCCCTACATTTTGGTGGAAGATTATGGATTTTAATCCAGAGTACACCAACCCGTTTAGTATTCCTGTAGGAGCCGACATTAGGATTCCAAGTGTCTAACCTTGTAACAAATAAATACAGGAGAGGAACATCTACCTCAACATCCTTTCCCACTTTACCGTCTCTTACGGTTCAACCAAGGCGCGTTGACCTTATTCAAAAAATGTACAATCATGACATTTTACTGCTAGAGTTTCCTGCCGAGAGCACACTGTGGTTTGAAACTCTTAAAACAGGTGTTCCTGTTCAGTTTAGCTTTAGGCAAGATACTTTAAGTAAAAACTGGATTGGCTATGTTTCTTCGGTCTCTAAAGTTAACGCTCCTCAAAGAACCAATATTATGCAGATTATGTGTGTTGGAACTTCTTTTGTTTTGAAAGAGCGCGCCACAAGAATTTTTAAAAACCACACAATTCCTGAAGTTATTCAAATTATTGCTGAAGAATTTGGTTTTAATGTAATTCTTGATAACCACCCGCAAAAGTTTTCTCAGTTAAATATGACGGCAGTATCCTACTGGGAGTGGATGGTTGAGCAAGCAAAAAGAATTGGTTATGGGCTTGTCATTGACGGTATGGACTTTTATTTTAAACCGTTAGATAAACTAATTGATTTAGGGTTCTCTAATGCAGCAGTTTTATCTTTAGGAAATGCTGGGCCTTCGTTTAATACTCAACTATTGGACAGAACTTTGGATGAGTTTAAGGTTATCTATGGAGATAGCGTAGAAGATACCACTAATTTTAGGGCAACCAAGAATGTTGGAGGTGTGAGTCCCTTCAGCAAGGAAGTGCTGCTGTCAAATTCAACACCCACCGATACTGGAACTCCTCTTCGAACTGACGTTAGTCCCACCCTTTTTCAAGAGTATAGAACTGACCGAGTTGTTAACAGCAAAAGTGACGCCGATGAAGCCGCTAAAGGAGCAGCACAATTAGCTAGATTTAGTATTCCTGCTACAGCCAAAGCTCAAGGTGACCCACGAATTCACCCTTTTGGCAGTGTTTATATTGCTGGAACAGGGGCCATAACAGACGGTTTTTGGGTAGTTCGCGAGTCCCACCATATGTTTCACAAAATTGGGGAGTACCAACTGCAATTAAAAGTTGCTACTGACGGTATTGGGGACGCTGTTGTTTCTACCCCATTTAGAACTAGAAAAGATTTAACTGCGGTTATCCCAACAGGGGGTACCCTTGGCACGATAAACTTAAATGAAGCACTTGCTAATGGAACAGGGCTGTTTAACTTTGAGTTGAGTTCCGTTAAAAGAGTAAACAGCGATAGCGTAAGTTTTGAAAGTAATCAAGGGTTTACAAGAACCCCAACTGTTTGGAGAAAGGCTGGTTAATATGTCCGAGATTTCATTAGCTCTTCCGTTTAGCCTCGACTCCTCAGGTAATATCCGAGTTACTTCTGACCAGGCTACAATTTGGTCCAATAGAGTTAGAAGTGCTGTTGGAACTGCTCTTGGAGAAAGAGTTATGCGCCCAAATTACGGAACGGAAGTTCCTAGACTGTTATTTGATACAGTTAGTGCAATGGAGGAAGGAATTTCCCTGGAAGTTGGAAAAGTATTTTCAGCGTCACTTCCCCTCTTAACTTTAAATTCTGTTGTTTCTTTACACAACGAATTTACGAATACACTTACGGCAGAAATTAACTATTCCCTGCCAAATAAGAAAGATGCGACTACTGTTGTAGGTAATATTACAGTTTCACTTACCAACCCGCCATACGAGGAGCTTACATGACTTCCCCCGCTAATAAGACGCCACTATCCGTAGACTACACGGGTAGAGACTACTACGCTCTAAGAGAAGAGCTTATTGCTCGAGTAAAAGAGCGCACCGCACAACAGTGGCAAGGAACTGACGAAAATGACTTTGGTCTTGCTTTAGTTGAGTCTTTTGCGTACATGGGTGACTTGCTTAACTACTACATTGACCGTGTAGCTAACGAGTCGTATATTCTTACCGCCACTCAGCGAGAATCTCTTATAAATATTGCAAATATGTACGGATACAGGCCCGCAAATTACGTTAGCTCTCTTGTAGACCTAACTATGTTAAACAGTGACGGGTACATTGGACAAATTGGCGCAGCAACAATCGAAGATGGAACGGTCGGTGCGGCAACGGGCCACTTTGCAAAAATTATTGTTCCTTCAGACCACCCGTTTAGTGCGGGAGACTATCTTGTGGTTAAAGATGTTCCTTCAGAGTATGCGGTTACTGAGGGCGACACTACTGTAACGTATAACCCCTCAGTTCTTAACGGAACTTTTCCAATTTCGTATGTTGGGTACAACGGTATTGGTTCTAATGTCCTTTGGTATCGACCAAGCGAAACTATTACGAATATTGTTCCCGATGGGACCACGTTTACTCTTACACTTTCTGGACTGGGAACTATGACTATCGATGAGTTGGTATCTCCTACTCAAAGTGTTTACATTAGTGGAGTTACTTCCGATGGAAATGGTTATAACGGAAATTGGGTTATTTCCGATGTTCCTGCAACAAGCACTGCCGCAGCTCCTCAAATTAAAATTGATGCTGCCGAAAATACAGCAGTAATTAGAAACGCGGTAGTTCAGAGCTCTAACTTTGTTTACTCTTCGTGGAATAACCTTGTAGCAGGACAAAAAGTAGCTATTACAGGAGTAAAAAGCTCTGCTAATACTGGCGGTACTGCCAATACTGGCTATAACTTTTCTACTGCTACAATTACGGCAGTTAAGAATCAGTTTGCGTCAATCTTTGGTTTAACTTCTAACGGCACCAATGTAGTCTTTGATTCTAGCGTTTTGTTTGCAGTAAACGACATTGTTAGCGTCTATGGGATTACCAGTGTTGGAAACACTACTGGAGCGGCTGGAGCTGGGTTTAACTTTGCGGACAAAGCTGTTTCTGCGGTTGGCTCTGTAGACACGGCTATTTCTTCAGTTACTCCTGACTCTGGTACAGGTGAGATTGCTTACACCACGGCCTCTGCGCACACATTCCAGGTAGGTGATTATGTAACTATTAGTGGAGTTAGCCCTAATGTTTACAATATTTCAAGTGCCAGAATTACGGCTGTGCCATTATCTACAAAATTTATTGTTGAAGGGTACTGGACCGATGCGTTTAACGCTGGAGCGTCTAGTTTGGCGAAAGCAACTACCTATACCTTTACTATTGCTAGCTCAGAAAACAGCAATGTAATAAGCAGCTCAGCAGCAGCTATTTGCCGACAATTTACTGTCTCTGGAGGAGGTAGGACTCCTGGTACTTTTGCTACTTCTGTAACTCCATTGATGACTCCCCTTATTGGGGGAGTTGAAACTCTGTCTGCATCTAGCGAAGTAGTCTACTCAGACATTCCTCCTATTATTTTTACTGGAGCTACGCTGGAATCTTCTGCAAAAGTGATTAATATAGGTGATGTTACGGTACCTCAAGGAACGCAGTTAACTACGCAGGTAGCTTTTGATGGTGGTACCAAAGACCTTATATTTTCAACACAGTCGGATGTAACCGTTCCTTTTAAAGGAACTGCAACTGTTACGGCTATTCATGGAGAAGATATTTCTTTAAGAACTGAAAATGCGCCAAATACCGCAGGCATTGCTTACGACATTGCTGGTGAACTCTTGGGGTACTCCACTGGTAAGGCAAATCAATCCTTTGCTATTTCTGAAGTTCAAGTTGCTCTTCGCTCTATTCGCATATTTGTTGATACTGGACTTGAGTGGGAGGAATGGGCTCAAGTAGAGCACGTTCAAGATTACGCCCCTTACTCTAAAGTCTTTCAAGTAGACGTTTCTGCATCAGGAATAGTTTCGGTATCATTTGGCGATGGGGTGTCTGGGTTGATTCCTAACACTGAAGGCGGAATTAAAGCCACGTATATTGCTGGTGGAGGGTTGATTGGAAATGTTGGAGCAGATACTATTAAAACATTTGGGGCAATTCCTGCAAACACCACCGAAATTGAAGAAAATATTCGGACATATGTAACTGTTACAAATGAACTTAACGCAACAGGCGGGGCAGACCCCGAAACGGATAACTCAATTAGGTACAACGCTCCAAGAGCACTGCGTTCTTTGAGCCGTGCTGTTACTCTTGAAGATTTTGCAAATCTTGCTCTTTCCGTTGATGGGGTTGCCAAGGCTAAAGCAATTGCTTCATCAAGAAGTTCTGTAACTGTTTACGTTTCTCCAGTGTCTGGAGATAACAGCGGAGAGCAAGTTCCAGGATACTACGGTGATATAACTGATTATTCTCAAGAAACTGAACAGATGGTTTACACTCGTGGATTAGTTACAGAATACCTTGCTGAAAAAGTGCAGATTGGAACAGCAGTAACAATACTTCCTGCAACTTACACGGGGGTCAATGCTGCAATTTCTTACAGCAGAATGCCCCAGTATTCCCAATCTTCTGTTGAGATTGCTATAAAAAAGGCTCTATTAAACGATTTTTCTTACAACAATGTGGATATGGAAGATGTTATTACCCCCGAAGAACTAGAGTTTAGACTTCGTCAAGTAGACGGGGTGTCTAACGTTACTGTGACGGCGCTTTTCCGTGAAGGTGGGGCTGGAAGAAACAGTCTGGTAGGTTTCTCTGACGAAATCTTTGTATTCACTGAATCTAAAATTACACTCACGGAATTGGCAACTAATGCAGCTATTACTAGCGCTACATTTGCTCCCAAGACCGACGCAAACGCAAGTACAGGTTCTGCAACTATTCTTCCTGCGTTTAGTTCAACGATTTATTCTTACAATGTCTCTTTGCCTGCCACAACAACTAGAGTTACTGTAGGTTCTGGTCTTTCGGATGCTGACGGGTCCATGACAATTAACGATAAGGCGGGAACCTCTAGTACTGTTCAACTTGTTTCGGATGCTGTACAAACAGTTAACACCGTTATCATCACTGCAACTGCTGAGGACGGTGTAACGGTTAAGTCTTACAAGTTCAAGGTAACCATCGCGTAAACATGATAAAGGACTCCTACGGAAATACCCGATTCTTTGGGACTTATCGGGGAATTGTTGTTGACAATAAAGACCCGTTAATACGCAATAGACTCCAACTAAAAGTTCCACAAATATTTGGTAATATTTCTACTGAATGGGCTTGGCCTGTAGTTCCTTCGGGGGCTTTATTTGCTACTCCCGCAATTGGTGACGGTGTTTGGGTTCAGTTTGAGGGTGGGGATGCTTCTTTTCCAATTTGGGTGGGAACATTTGAGGGTGTCGGCGCTGCCCCAACGGGGGGGCTCGTCGGTCCGACTGGTCCTACAGGGCCTGCTGGAACTAGCGGAACAAACGGAACAAACGGAGACACTGGTCCGCAGGGTCCCGCTGGAATTGCAAGCGCTACGTCACCAATTACAGTAACTGGTCCCACTGGAGCTCAAACTATTGGAATTAATCAATCTGCAATTGCTATTGCTGCGTCACAGGTAACTTCTGGACTTTCTGGAACGTATGCTCCGTTGGCTTCACCCGCATTAACGGGCACACCAACAGCCCCGACTGTGGCACTGACAAACGACTCAACTCAAATTGCTACAACAGCATTTGTAAAGAATGTTATTCCGTACGCAATTGCCGCAGGAACGGCAACTATGGACGGGGATGGAACATCTAGTCTTACGGTAACTATTACTTTCCCTGCACTTGAGTTTACTCAACCGCCTATTGTTACGGTTGGTTCGGGTAACGGGCTTCTGAACGCCTCAGTTCAAAGCATCACTACATCGGGTGCAACAGTAATTCTGGCCCATATAAACGCCAGTAACTGGAGTGCTATTTACTATCTGCAGTGGATAGCCATTCAAATGACATCTAGTTCGGCAAGCGGGGGGCTGGGGTATAACAGTGTCTGAGCTAATTTTTATTAATTATGTGGTTACTTGTCACACTAATACTTGTAGTAACTCGGAAGTGCCCATTAATATTACTGCGCCTAGTATTAACCCGCGCTTTATGTGTGGGGTGTGTTCACAAGAGATAGCGGATGTTCAACCTGTAAACCCTGAAGTAACCCCGTAAATACGAGATAATAGATAAAGAGACTTAGGAGTTAATATGGCAGCGACTTACCCAGGAGGAATTGCCTCCTTTACAAGAAAAATTGACAATGTCGATACCGTCATTGCCTCTGACGTAAATGTTATTTACGACGAAGTTGAAGAGATTGAACGCCAATTAAGTGGTGTTAATAACCCGTCTTATGGTGGGGCGCTTGCTACGAGTTCCGTTTGGGGTTCTGGAAATATGATTACAAACCGAACTGACTGGTATCAGTTTGGTGGTCTTGCTGGTCGCATTCAAAACATTGAGCACGGTGTGTACAAAGCGGTAACAGCTATTGATGGAGGAACCGCGGCTTCTAATGCCTAAGTATAGCCAGTCCGTTTATAACACTGCCCTTTATGGAATCAAGGCAGTGCTGCCATTTAGCGCAGAACCAATGACTGCAATTGCGCTGTTGTACAGTGCTGTTACTTTGGAGTTTGCGTCTCCTTCTGGCAGTTACATTGAATTTAGAATTGTTAGAAGCCAAGAAGGTTACCCGCAATCTCAAGAAGACGGGGCTGTTATTTATCAGTCTCAGGGGATTCCTGGACAAACTAGAATCTTTGATGGAAAATACTCAGACAAAGGCTCCGTAACCTCGTACGCCAATCTTCCCACTACGGCGTCTGTTAACGACCAGTACACGGTTAAATCTTTGGGGGCTGTTACTGGCACTTCTTATGTTTGGAATGGATACGAGTGGCGCAATTTGTCACCCCTTGTGTCTGGTAAGTTTGTTTATTACCGTGCGTGGATTCGAGCGTCGGCCACGTCTAGCTGGGTTAGGGCGGGTACTACGTTTACTTTAATTCCACAAATTGACTCGTTGTCTGTAGGGCGCGACACCGTGTACACAGCCAGCACTACTCCTACACAAGATAAACTTGTTTACGCTCTTAACGGCGGAGAGTCGTTGCTCTCAACTACACACGAACGATTTATGGCGACAATTCCGTCAGTGTTTGTTTCCGCAACTAACGGCTCGTTTGACCTCCCTAATGACGTGTACGACCCTTCCGTCGATAAAAGTGGTATCCGAGAGAACTCTCTCATCTCCACATTTCTTTCAGCTTTTTCGTACACAATTGATGAGTTTATAACTTGGGCAAGAGGCGTCTACCCCGACAATCAAAATCACCGAGCTGGTGAGGCCGCCCTTATTTTTAAGACCCATGAGTTGGGCATGAAACCCGACTACGAGGGTGTGACCACTACGCAAAAAAAGCTTCTCAGTAATGCGGTTGAAATTTACCGAAGTAAAGGAACTAAGGGGGGCCTAGGTCTTTTTGTTAAAAGTGTTACGGGGTATGCCGCAGAAGTTTCGGAAACAAGAAATCTCCTTTTGTCTCACGAAGATAGCACTTTTGATATCCCTGGTTGGACTTCTGGGTCTGTGGGCAACTGGTTTTCTCTTTCTGGCACGCCCACTCTTACCGTAAGCAATTCCCAGGCGACCGCTGCGGGTGTCACTGATTCTTTAGATGCCAACTTTTCTTTAAAAGTAACGACTGGGGGCACGGGTAAGTATATTTCCCTGGGAACAACGAGCCCAATTACAAACGGAATTCCAGTAACTGCGCTGAGTTATTACTCTCTTTCTTTTTATGCTCAAAACTCTGCTAGTTCAAACGTTACTGCGGAAATTAGATGGTACGACCGAGCGGGTGTTCTTCTTTCCACAACGGCTGGTACCGCTACTGCAACCGCAGCAACGTTCACAAGAATAAGTCTTATAAATAAGCAAGCCCCAACTGGCGCTGTTTACGCGGCCATTGCGATTAAGTTTGCAACTAGCGCGGACTACTACATTGATATGGTTCAGTTTGAAAAATCTGCAACTGTAACTGCGTATCAAGAGCCCCGTGGGGCGGTTGTTACTCTAAGTCCCACAAAGACAAACTTGATTGTTAATCCTTCTTTTGAGGTTAACGCAACTGGTTGGTCTGGAACAAACGCAACACTTGCTGGCTTTCTTACTACTGTTGCAGCTCACTGCGGAGAGAAGCACGGGTCTATTACCGCGTCATCAACGGCTGTGGTAACTTGTCAAACAACAGACTACATTACGGTAACTGCTGGAAAAAAGTACAGCGCATCCGCATACTTAAAGGACAAAGATTCTTCTAAATCTTACGTTGCTGGAATTATTTTTTACAACAGCTCAAGTGCAGCCATCGGCAGCGGAGAGTTTGTCGGTTCGGCAACTCCTCTTTCTACTTCTGCTTGGACTAGAGTTTTTGTAAGTGGTCTTGCTCCCGCTACTGCAGTAAAAGCTAAGGTGTACATAAAGTCCACAACAGCGGTTACCTCTACAAAAGCCGTGTATATTGACGCCGTGCAATTTGAGCAGAGTGAAACTCCAACCGACTACTTTGATGGCTCTTTAGAAGTAAGTGGAGCTAATTGGGCTGGTACCGCAAATAATTCCGTATCTTATTACTACCTTGCCTTATCAAATAGAGTCAGTAGACTTCAAGAAGAGATTACAGAATACATTGGTTTGAATACTCCTTATTACATAAAATTTTCTGGAAATCCAGCTATTACAGGCTCGCTTTCTGGCATAGCGTAGTGTAGGCTGTCCGTATGGACACATTAATTTGGATTATTATTTCGGGAATGGCAGTGGCCTTCTCAACAGAACTACTTATTCGTATTCTTCAATGGTGGGTTGAACCTCGAAACGTTCGCGTGTGGGGAACAGTGCCCCTCTCTCTTGGTGCATGCTATTTAGTTGGCATCCCCTTCCCAAGTATCGTCGTAGCCACATTGGCGGTCGGGTTTTTTTCGACCACCCTATTGCTAATTATCGACCGTGCCTCTATAGTTAGTATTCGTCGTTAAATTAACTTAGAGAGGGCATCGCTTGGAGGGCTTGTTAGCACGTGAGGTGACTCTGCTTTCTGTTTTGTCAGAGAATGTAGACCGCTGGGGTGATATCAAATTGACTATGGTCGAGTTGGTCGGAATGACTGGTTCGAGCCGTACGACTCTGTGGCGTGCCCTCACAAAGCTGAACGAGATGGGTCTTGTCCAGACGACTCGAACAAAACGTAATCTTGGTAAGTTGTACAAGAACCGTTACCGACTTGGTGAAACATCAACAGCTGGCCAAGGTGGCTATGATGACATATCTACTACAGGTACAGTAACTACAGAAGTAAAGAATACTTCGTATTCTTTGGGGGCCGAGGGCCCCGCGAAAGGAAAAACAATGGTGAACAAATGGAGTGACGATGACGAGGGCATTGCGGGCTTTGGTTTGCTTGAAGAAAAAACCGTCGAGCCAGTAAATGTAAAGAGGAATGACCCGAAGACCCGCTATCTGCGGCCTCAGAATGAGTGGACGGCATGGGATGTAGCCTCGGAATTTGCGGTGCGAGCGTATGACGTTGTGCGTGGAACACCTGGGATTGTGAATACGAAAGCGTTGGCGGGGGCTTTGCGAGCCAATCGGACTAAGTTTGGAATTACCGCCGAGCAAGAGGTGACTCTGCTGGATAAGTTCTTTGCGGACACTCGGAACCATGTGAAGATGCGGAAATTCCCCAAGGGCACTCACGGTATGTACTTGAACTTCATCACCAGCAACATATCGGACGTCTCCAACTTGGTGACTGTTGAGGACGCTCTTGCGTTGGTCGAATCTTTGGAGTATGTTATTGCTTCTGATGGTCGTAAGTTTGACAACTCAATGCCAGGCCGTTCGGCTTTGGCTCGTTACGAAGAAAAATTGAAGGGGGCATAATGCTTTACGAATTAGGATTTACGGAAAATATGCGCGACAAGATTAACGATGAGCAAGTTCGCAAGGAAGAGCGCGAGCGTATTATCAAAGCGATTGAAGATGCACCACCAGCAATGGACTTCTTTGGCCCATACATCGCCAAGGATAAACTGATTGCTCTTATTAAGGGAGAAAACTAATGGACTCTTGGAAAGAAGAAATGGAAAAAGAGTTTCAAGTAATACAAGGGCTTGTTGTAGAAGCTGGAGCACAGGGAGCCAAGCGTGAGAGGGAGCGCATTCTCGCGATACTTGCACGCCTACACGACTCTGAGTACGAAGAAATAATGACACACGATGACTTAATAGAACTTATCCAGGAAGAAAACTCATGACGTATGACATTGCGGAACTATCTCCAATGAAGCGACACTGGCTTCTTCGCGGCTCTAACATTCCACGAAGGTTCCTTGGAATTGAACCCGAAGATTTGATTAAGCGCACAGGCGGATTCCCGTACGAGATTACGGACTGGCTTGAGCAGGTATTAGAGGGAAAGATTATCAAAGAAATTGGCGGGCTCTCAGTAACGGGAACTGGCCTCTTGTTTGATGGTTCCCCTGGACTGGGCAAGACTACGCATGCGGTTACGGCATTGATGGAATTTGTACGCCATCTCCCAGAAGAGTCCGACAAGGCACGTGAGATTCTTGCAATAACAGCGGAAGATTACGGCCTTTATTCTCGTCCCGTTTACTACATGACTTTTCCCGAGTTCTTGTCACGCAAGAAAGCCATGTTTGATGCCGACCCCGACACAAAGAAAGAGATGTTTCATGAGATGGAGGGCTTTCATGGTCGTGCCAAAGAGGACCACCTAAACGTCCGTCTTCTTGTCTTAGATGACTTGGGAAAAGAGTACGGTTCAAAGTATGATGACACATCATTTGACGAAATTTTGCGCGCAAGGTATGATAAAGCTCTACCTACTATTATTACAACAAACGTAGAGCGCGAAAAGTGGTCTGCCCAGTATGGTGAAGCTATGGGGAGTTTCGCCCACGAAGCCTTCACTCGAGTGCGTATCCTGGGAGAGGACAAGCGTAAAAAATGAAAGAAGTCAATATGCACATTTCGTGGAGAACAGTTCAAATGTTCTTGGATGATGCTGGTGTTTTTGAGGTTGAAATTGACCAAGACAATAAGTCTAAAATTCGTTGTAGCTGCCCAGCGTTTTTTAAGTCCGCTAAATGCAAACACGTTAAGTATGTCCGTGACCAGATGTCTACTAATCAAGGGCACTACTCTATTCAGATTCCCCTTGACATTGACGAAACTGAAGCAATCGCGGCAATTGACGACCCCGACCAGTTTCGTAGTTTTGTAATCAAGTATGGTAAGGTCGAAGTAATTGATTAAAGGCGATATCTCAAATGAAACCCCGCCCCGCATCATAGTTTTGATGGATGTAGTGGCCGAGGTTACTTTTGAGGAATCGCGCAAAGGTCTTCGCAAGATTATAATTCCAAAGGTCAAGTGGAAGAATGAAAACCTCAACCACCTTTGGAACATTAGCTACAAGTTTGGTTTAGCCATTGAATTAGCAGGCATTGCAGACGAGGGCTGGACAGAAGACTTACTTTACAATATGATGAACAAGCTTGACAATCGTGGGGGTAATCCGTTTAACTACTCCTGGGTGTATGATGACTTTCAAGAACTGATTGATGAACTTCCATACAAAGCAAACTTTAAAGGCATCATTGCCAACCCTGGGACCGTAGCTCGTTTTGGTTCATGGGGCATAGAGATTCAAAACATCTAACAAACGCTGGAGGGCAAAATGGCGGCAGACAACGAATACCGCTTACTGAGTAAGGTCATTCTTGACCGCAACATTATTCCCGTAATTGAAAACGGGATTAAAGACGACTGGTTTGTAGACGACGACTTACGTCGTGTGTACAAGTTTGTGCGTGAGCACTACGCTTCATACCGCGAAGTCCCCACAGCGATAGCAGTTAACGATAATTTTCCTAATTTCAAGACACTCAAGGTTGAGGATACTCTCGAGTACTTGATTGACAAGATGGTAGAGTTTCGTCGCCGTACCTTGACTCGCAACGGTGTTGCTGACGTAGTGGAATCGCTGAACAACAACGACCACGAAGCCGCGCTACTTGAAATGAGCAAGGCAATAAGCCTTGTTAATGAACAGGGCATAATTGGTACCACACACATTGACCTCACTAAGAATCCCGACCAGTTCTGGGAAGACTACGAGAACGTACAGAACCACAAACTTCTTGGGGTTGCCACAGGATTTGAAAAGATTGATGAGGCAACCGCAGGTCTCCAGGGCGGACAGTTAATTACTATTATTGCTCCACCTAAGACGGGTAAGTCCCAGATTGCTTTGCGAATGGCCACCAACGTCCACGAAATTGGACTTGTTCCTATGTTCCAGTCTTTTGAAATGAACAACCATGAGCAGGCCATGCGACACAACGCTATGCGTGCGCAACTCTCTAGCAAGCGCCTCCGCATGGGAACCCTTGAGACTGCAGAAGAAGACCGTATGCTTAAGATGCTTGACCACATGAAGACCGCAAAGCCGTTTCATCTTGTAGACGCGGTTAACGGTCTTACGGTAGACGCACTTGTAGCAAAAGCGGAACAGCTTAACCCCGACATTATCTTTGTTGACGGTGTTTATCTTATGCTTGATTCCGTTACTGGAGAGGCTAACACGCCACAGGCCCTTACAAACATCACTCGCGCACTTAAACGTGTTGCGCAAAAGCTTGACATACCAGTAGTAATCACAACCCAAACTCTTCTGTGGAAGATGAAGGGCGGTAAGGTATCCGCAGACTCGATTGGCTATTCCTCCTCTTTCTTCCAAGACTCAGACGTAATCCTTGGACTCGACCCAATTGATGGGGACGAACGTCACCGTAACCTGCGCGTTGTTCAGTCGCGTAACAGCGGTCCTGAAAATAACTCTATTACCTGGAACTGGGATACTGGATGTTTTCACGACGAGATTAAAGAAAACTCGTGCAAATACTGCACGCCGTTTGCAGGAAGCATGAAGATATGATGCTAGATGTTCCTTTGGCGCTAGAGGCGCTAGGGATGGAGTATGACGAGCGTGGGCACGAGGCAAACGCCCTCTGCCCTGCACACCTCGCCCGTACTGGCAAGAACGACAACTCTCCTTCGTGGTGGATAAACCTCGAAACAGGGCAACACATCTGTTTCTCCTGTGGGTACAAAGGCAACCTGGCACAACTTGTCTGCGATGTAAACGAGTTCTACCTCAAGACCTGGGACAACAAGTACGCGTACGATTACGACACGGCGCGGACCTGGTTGGCCGAGGTGTCCGCAATTCCCGTGGAGCGTTTGCTAGAGATGATGAAGGCTCTACCTAACCGCATCGAGCCTATTCCCAAGCCTTTAGAAATGTCAGAAGCCCGCCTTGCCGTATTTGAGTCGCCCCCCGCAGAGGCGTTAGCTTCACGGAACATTACTGCTGAGGCTGCGGATAAGTACGGCGTATTGTGGGATACTAAAAAAGCTACATGGATTCTTCCTCTGCGTGAACCTCACTTTAACCGCTTGATTGGTTGGCAAGAAAAAGGTACACTTAATCGCACGTTCTTTAATCGCCCCGCTGGACTTCAGCGGGCTAAAACACTGTTTGGAGCTGATGTACAAAATGGAGATATTGCTGTTCTTGTTGAGTCTCCTCTTGATTGTTTGCGCGTTTATAGCGCTGGACAAGTTGGAGCGATGGCTAGTTGTGGTACAACTATCTCAGAAGACCAAGTCCGCCTCTTACGTCGGTCCGACCGAATCGTCTGCGCCTTCGACAACCCAAAATTAGACTCTGCTGGTAAAAAGGCATCCGCAGAGATGGTAAGACTGGGCCGTAAATACGGACTAAACTTGTTCTTTTTCAACTATGGTGATACTGGGAAGAAAGACCCAGGAGACCTCACCAATGAAGAGATTGTGTGGGGAATTCAAAACGCACAATCCGCAGTACTTGGTGAAATGGCTTATGTTTAATGGAACTCTGAAACCGTATCAGGTTGAGGCTGTCGATAAGATGGTCGAAAAGAAAAAGATTCTTGTAGCTTATGAGATGGGTCTGGGTAAAACTCCTATGACCATTGCCGCAATTGAGCGGCTTAGAAGTAGCGGTGAGATAACAAAGCCTGTACTAGTCCTATGCCTGGCTTCTTTGAAGTATCAGTGGCAAAAAGAGATTACAAAATTCAGCGACTCGGACTCAACTGTTATTGACGGAACTCCATCAGTTCGAGCAAAGCAGTACGTAGATGCTCCAAGGCACGAGTACATCATTATGAACTACGAACAAGTTCTTAGAGACTGGGAGACAGTTAAGCTGATTGAGTTTAGTGCCGTAATATGCGACGAAGCAACGGCCATCAAAGGATTCAGAGCAAAAAGAGCTAAGAAGGTAAAGGAGCTCTCAAAGAATATCCCGATTAGATTTGCTCTTACAGGAACTCCCATAGAAAACGGACGTCCAGAAGAAATCTTTTCAATCATGCAGTTTGTGGATAACAAAGTTCTAGGTAGATTTGACATCTTTGACAAGACGTTTATTGTCCGCAATCATTTCGGCGGGGTTCAGCGGTACCGCAATCTTCCTACATTAAACAAGACTTTAATGGAGAGCACAGTTCGTAAGGCCCAAAAAGACGAGGACGTTAGCCCGTATCTTCCCGACGCAATTTATCGCGAGCCAATTGTAGTTAAATTAGATAAAGGAAGCCAGCTCGTGTACAACACAATGGCAGAGCACCTAGTGGCCTTCCTAAACGAAGCAAAAGAGATGTTTGGAACATCCTTTAGCGTCGCCGCGCACTACGGACAGTCCTACCAGCCCGATGACCCCGCAACACAGATGCGCGGAGAAATTATGTCTCGTATTTCTGCAATGAGAATGCTGTGCTCAAGCCCCAACGTAGTTAAGGCAAGTTACAACAGATACGAGGATAGCCGAGGCACCGAAGGTAGCGCGTATATTCACGCCCTAGATGACCTCCTTAACGGAATCAGCAAAACACCTAAGATGGACGTTGCCATCTCGTATCTATCAGAACACCTAGACATTGACGAGAGCTACAAGGCCGTTGTGTTTGCGTCTTATTTGGATTCCGTGTCGGAGCTTGTTGATAGACTTAATGAGAAGGGATACGGAGCTGTTTCCTACACTGGAGAAATGAACGCAGTTAAGAAAGAAGCCGCAAAGGTTAAATTTCAAACCATGCCTAACGTCAGAGTGTTGGTAAGCAGTGACGCTGGAGGATACGGGGTAGATTTACCTCAAGCAAATCTTTTAGTAAACTATGACCAGCCCTGGAGTTCGGGAATGTTAGTCCAAAGAAACGGGCGAATCAACCGAACATCCAGCGAGTGGACAACTATTACAATTCAAGATATACTTATTAAAGACTCAATCGAAGAGCGCCAGTTCGAAGTATTGAGACAAAAGAAAGATGTAGCATTAGCAATCCTTGACGGAGAGAATATAAACTCCAAAGGGGGAGTTGACTTAACAGTCGGAAGTCTGTTAGATTTTATTACAACCAAATTAATCTAGGAGGGCATTGTGGCACGAGTATTTGAAGAAGAAGGCACCCGCTTCACCGACCCTGAGTCGCTTGAAGCACAAGTCCGTGAATACGGGAAGATTAAAACTTCCATGGAGATTCTCGAGACCCGTTCAAAAGAACTTCGCACCAAGTTGTTTGAGTACCTCGACACTGAGGGCGAGGAAGACGACAAGGGCAACGTTCAGCTTGAGCTCCCTGCGTCTATTGACGGAATCACTCGTCTAGAAAAGCAGCGACGAGTAACCCGTAAGCTTGACGAAATGACCGCAGAAACAATCATTGACCAGACAGGTCTTGCAGAAGAGGTCTACGAAATGAAGCGCGTAATCAACGAGGACGCACTCATGGCCGCTTACTACGAAGGTAAGATTACCGAAGAGCAGCTTGACGAGATGTTCCCAACTAGTATCATTTGGGCACTACGTACCATCAAGAAGTAGGTTTGAATGGTAGGGATGCGCGGTGACGACGAGATTCTCAAAGCCTTTGAGGGTCTCGACCGCGCGCCTGGTTCAAAACAAAAACGACGAGAAACCACTGCAGTAGCAGACAAGCGTCGCAAGAAAATCCTGGGGCAGTCTAACGGCTGGGATGAAAATCCCATAGTTAAAACGCTCAAGGGGGTAGAGACCGAGGTGTTTACTATCGGAGCCTTTGCGGAGGCTCTAGAAAAACAAATCGTAACTATCCGCTTATGGGAGAAGAAGGGATACATCCCAATTGCTCCCTACCGTTTGCGCTCAAAGAGCTTAAATGGTAAAAAGGTAAATGGTAATCGTGTGTATACACGAGCACTGATTGAAATCACAATTGAAGAATTCGCAAATCGTGGGCTTCTAGGTACTGCCCGCGTGGAGTGGAAACAGCATACAGACTTGACAGAGGTACTTGTGCACCGCTGGAAAGATGCGCTAAACTAAATACGTGGTCGAAAGACCCACTGCCAACAAAGTAGCCGCAAGGCTCATAACCGAAAGATAAAAAGCCCATGATTGAAAACCCATCCGTCGAAGCAGAACACTACCTTGCTGAAGACACCGTCGAATCCGACCCGAAGCACGGTACCACTGTGCAGGCAGGTTGGGGAGCCGCAAAGGACGTTCTGAAGAGCTCGTCTAACTCGGACTACCCCACCGACTTCCGCTTCTCTGACCAAGCTCAGCTCGTCCGCTTTATGGAAGACGAGCCGTTTGCTGTTTACGAGTCGCACTGGATTGAGCGCGAAGGTAAGAAGTCCTTCGTTTGCCTTGGCGATGAATGCCCTTTGTGCACCATTGCTGGCGACAAGCCCCGTCCAAAGTTCGCATTTAACATCATCTCGCTTTCTGATGGTGAGCCCAATGTTCAGATTATGACCGCACCGCCTTCGTTTGCGCGTCAGCTTCAAGCAGCCAACGAGGACCCTCGTCGCGGCCCGCTTACGAAGTACTACTGGGCAATCTCTCGCACAGGTACAGGTAACAAGACGCTGTTCACGCTTGACCGCGTTCGTGGTACCGACCTTGCGGAAGAGTGGGAGTTGGACGCCAACTCGGTTGACGAGTTTGCAATGACAGCTGTGTCGTACGACACTTCTGCAGTGTACGTGAGCCCTCGCGACGAGCTGTTGAAAATCGCACGCACGCTGGTTTCCTAACCACTCACCCCTGCGGGGGACCAGGCTTTGTTTATCCTTTCGTGTTACGCCTGGTCTCCCGCACATTACTTTTAGAGGGCTTATATGAACGTCATTACTACTAAAGAACAACTCGACGAGTTTGTTCAGTATTACGCCAAGGTTGAAGCATTCGCCTGGGACGTAGAGACCATCGGGGATAACCGTCTGTACCCCGTTATCAACGACGTTTGTTGGATTTCTTTTGCGACCGATGGCCGTGTAGATGTTATTCCCATGGGCCACCCTAACGGTGAGCTTGAAGGCCACGACAAGCCTTTACTTCTTCCTGGACAACGACGACTCGCGGAAGGAAAACCCATCCTTGACTCGCACTACTCTAAAGACCAGCGTAAATGGACTGCTAAGTTTGGTGAAGCACCAGAGCAACTTACCCCTCGCCAAATCTTTGACGCTATTGAGCCGCTTATGTTTGGTCCCGCCTTAAAGATTGCGCACAACGCCAAGTTTGACTTAAAGTCAGTCGCAAAATACTACAAGGGGAGTGTTCCCGCAAAACCCCATTTTGATACCCTGATGGCTGCTTTTATCATCAACAACATGAACAAGTTTGACCTTGGACTTGCTGCTTGCGTAAAACGCGAATTAGGCATAGTGGTGGAGAAGGGTGTGGGAGAAAACGTCGCTCTACACGCGTTCTCAGAGGTAGCAAAGTATTCAGGTATAGACGCTGAGGTTACTTGGAAACTTTATCAAGCCCTTGCCCCTAAGATTACTGGCAACCTACAAAAGGTTTGGCGTCTTGAAACTGACGTGCTAGCTGCTCTCTGTGACATGGAATTAACTGGTGCTTACTTAGACCAAGCAGCCCTCAAGACACTCGCAGAAGAGGTGGAAAAGGGCAAGATTGATGCCGAGGCCAAGTGCTACAAAGAAGCAGGAAAAGCCTTCTCTATCAACTCAGTTCCCGCCAAGCAGATGCTTTTGTTTGGGTCTGAGAACGGCCAGAAGCCCCGTCTGCCAGCCCCAAACCCTAAGTTTAAGACTGTGCTCACCCCTAAAGGACAAGCGGCTCACAAGGCTCGTGAGGCCCTTACACACATTCACTATTCTGTTTCAGCAGAAGCCCTCGAGTTTCATCGTGGCAAAGATGCTTTGGTTGACGCACTCCTTGAGTACCAAGACCTCAATAAACTTATGACTACCTACGTAACTCCGTATACAGGTGGGGACGTTAAGCGCGTCACCAATGGTAAAGAAAAAATTACTAAGCGTAAGAGCCTCCTTATCAATGGACGAGTACACACTAACTTCAAAGCCCACGGTGCCGAGACGGGACGGTTCTCGTCATCCGAACCAAACCTTCAAAACATTCCTTCATCAGGAGAATACGGAAAACTAGTACGCAATCTTTTTGTAGCTCCTCCTGGGTATAAGCTGGTTGTTGCAGACTACTCTCAGATAGAGCCAAGAATTATTGCATCTTTCTCAAAAGACCCAGTTATGCTGGAGAACTACATGACTGGAGGAGATATCTATACTACAATTGGTGATACGATGGGCGTCGACCGTCAGGCTGGAAAAGTCTTGGTCCTCGCAATCTCATACGGGGTAGGTCCCGACAAGATTGCAGCGTCTGTTGGGTGTACTGTAAAGGAAGCTAAAGACCTCCTTAACCGCTTTGAAGCAAAGTTTGCTTCCATTGCGCAGTACAAAGCCAAGGTAATTCGTATGGCAAAGCAGGCGGGGCCCATCCCGTTTGTTGAAACAATGTTTGGACGCCGCCGCTACATTCCCGACCTTAAATCCTCAGAGTTTGGATTGCTGGGTAGGGCCGAACGTCAGGCGTTTAACACAATGATTCAGGGGTCAGCTGCTGACCTCATGAAACTGGCTTTAGTTCGTGCACACTCGTGTTTTGTAAATGAGCCAGATATAAACTTAATTCTCACAGTACATGATGAACTTGTGACAATTTCGCCAGAGAATAAAGCTACTGAAGTTGCCGAGGCAATTCGTGAATCTATGGAGGGTATACAGTTGTCTAATATTACTGTTCCGCTAATTGCAGACGTTAAAATTGTAGACAAGTGGGGTGAAGCAAAGTAATGTTTTTTAAAAAGAAAAAGAAGACCCTTACTTTACGCGACATCAACAACCGCATTCGCGGGTTTATCTTGGATTCACAAATTCAGAATGCTCATGAACTAAGCGTAATTTTGGGATGTTCCAATATTAGCAGTGAAGTTCAAGAGCGTGAAGAAGAGGAGAGCGACAAACGCATCGAAAAAATTTCATATTTAGTTCCACTACTATACGCTCACGTTCACCTTTTGGCAGAAGGAGCAGTGGAATACCAGAAGAGCACTCTACCTGAAGAATTTAAAGATTTTCCAGATGAGATTTGGATGGAAAGCCGTAGGATGATGGAACAAGTCGCCATATCAACACTCGTGGGGTCTGTGTCACAACTTATTGACATGGGGCTCATTGATATTCCAAGAAAGCACAAGTAAACTAATGAATGAATACACAACAACCGACGCTGTAGACGGTTACGCCTGCCCCATCGACCCGATGGAAGCACTTCAGTGCGAGAGCTGCCAGTAATACTATAGGAGTAAAATGAGTAACGCGGATTGGTGGGCCCAAAAACTGGGCAATACACAACCAGTACAGCAGGGGCGACCCGTTCCTAATATTCCTATGCCGCCGTCTCAACAACCTATGACGCCGATGCCCACGTTTCAGCAGCAACCGTCTGCTGGGCGTGCGCAAAGCGCATCTCAAGTCTTATCCTGTCCTGAATGCGGTTCAGGAAACTATATGTCTGTAGCAGGAACAGCGCCCCGTTGTTTTGATTGCGGGTACCCCATCGAGCAGTCGGGCTCCCGATACGGTAATTTATCTACCGCTCGAGTTGAAGGAGCAGCCCAATCCGCTCGCGGCAATGACACAAAAAGTAATTGGAATCCCCAAGGAATTATCGGAACTATAAATTAACCTACCCAACTAAAACAAGGACTACTAAATTGATAAACCCAGATGCATTAAAAGTTATGGCCCAAATTAACAAACGCTTTGGAGGCGATACTGTTGTTATTGGCGGAGATATTCGTAACGACCTTATTCCTCGTGTTACTACTGGCTCTACTACTTTTGATTACGTTCTTGGTGGGGGTTTTCCTGCTAATCAGTGGAATGAACTCATCGGAGAACCTAGCCACGGCAAAACGGCTATCGCGCTCAAAGTCATCGCAGCAAACCAGGCGCTAAATCCAGACTTTACTACCGTATGGATTGCGGCAGAGCAGTGGGTTCCCGACTACGCAGCAATGTGTGGTGTCGATGCCAGCCGTGTAATCGTAGTTGAAACTAACATAATGGAAGAGGCGTACGACGCCGCCATTGCTTTTGCAGAATCAAAAGCGGTAGACGCTATTGTTATTGACTCATTGCCCGCTCTTGTTCCTGGGCCTGAAAATGAAAAAAACATGGACGAAATGACCGTTGGTCGTGGAGCTCTCTTGACTAACAAGTTTTTCCGTAAAGCTGGCGCTGCTATGAAACGCTCACTTACCGAAGAAGAGCGCCCCATCATGGGGCTCATCATTAACCAGTGGCGCATGAAGATTGGGGTCATGCATGGAGACCCCCGCACTACTCCTGGTGGAGTAGGAAAAGACTACGCGTACTTTACCCGCTCAGAAGTTCGTCGTGACGAATGGATTGAAACTGGTTCTGGAGATAACAAAGTTCGTGTAGGACAGCGTATCAAAATTCGTGTCACCAAGAACAAGACTGCCCCGCCACAACAGATTGCGTACGTGGATTTCTACTTTAAAGACCACTCAATCTACGAGGCAGGAGACTACGACACGGCTAAGGAAGTTGCCGCCATGTCTATTGTTAAACAAATTGTTGACCGACGAGGTGGTTGGGTCTACTACGGTGAGCGTAAGTGGCAGGGCCTAGAGGCCCTTGTGAACTCTATCCGTGAAGAGGTAGACTTATTTGAAGAGCTACGAGATAAGGTTCTCGAAGACTCACCCCAGATTCCTATTGTAACGGAGTAATACGTGAAAAGCGAAGGTCAGAAGCAGTCCCAGAAACACGAGAAACGTCTCGCAAAAGCTGTAGGAGGGCAAACCACAGCCGCTTCTGGGGCCTTCTGGTCTCGCAAAGGCGATGTACGAAGCCCCACGCTTCTTATAGAACACAAGTGGACTGGAAAGAAAACCAAAACTATTAGCTCAACAGAGCTTAAGAAAATTACCAACGAAGCAATAATGGACGGAAGACTCCCAGTGTTTGGGATTCACCTAGACGGGGAAGATTATGTAGTCCTTCTCGAGACAGATTTCCTCGAACTTTGGGACAAATTACATGCTGCGAACTGACTACGAGCACTGGACCGACCAAGCTCGGTGCTCTGGGATTGAAAACCCTGACATATTCTTTCCCCCCCGTGACAAAGACCTTTATAAAAAAATAGCAACAGAGGCGAAAGCCATGTGCTCAGGAGTCAAAGGTTCAAGTCCTTGCCCAGTTAGAACCCAATGCTTGTGGACCGCAATCGAGGACGACGAGCAACATGGAATCTGGGGAGGCTTAAGCCACCGTGAACGAAACGCCGTAGTACGTAAGTGGAGTCGAAACTTCAAAAGTAAGATGACACTAAAGGAATACATATTCCAACTAAACAAGGAGAACTAAATGGTAGTAATGAAATCGGACTTGAAAAAGTTCCTTGATGCAAAAGCAAAGCCTAGTCGTCTTCTTGGGGATATTGAACGACACCTCCAGAAGCGTCCCGTAGGAGACCGCTCAACTACTGTGCTTCACCCCTCGGAGATTATCAAGAAAGATTTCTGCCGACGAGGTTCGTACTTCCTGTTGAGTGGCCACACCAAGATTGCCGAGAAGCCTGCTCTTCGCCTACAGTCTATATTTGACGAGGGACACGCAATCCACGCCAAGTGGCAACGCTGGTTCCAAGAGATGGGCGTTCTTCACGGCAAGTTTTACTGTTCAGTTTGTGAGCACAGCACCTGGGGCACCTCTCCCGAGGCCTGTGAGAGCTGTGGGGCGCCTTGGACTAAGTTGACCTATGACGAGGTCACCCTTCACGATGACGCCCTGCGTATCAAGGGACACACCGACGGATGGATTAAAGGTATTGGTGACGATACTCTGATTGAAATCAAGTCAGTGGGTCCAGGCACAATTCGTTCAGAATCTCCTGGCCTGTTTATGGATGCCGATGGAGATTTCATGAAAGCGTGGAGCAACGTACGACGACCTTTCTCGACGCACATTATGCAAGGGCAAATGTACTTGGAGCTTATGAAGCGCATGGGTCATCCTGTAAACGAGATTGTTTTCCTTTACGAACTTAAGGCCGACCAGTCCTACAAAGAGTTTTCCATTAAGGCAGACTTTGAGCTTGTTCGTCATATCTTTGATATGTGCGAAAAGGTAGTCGAATCCGTAGACGCAGGTGTTGCACCTGAATGTAACAATAACCCTGGTGGTGCCTGCAAGCAGTGCGACCCGTACGAGGAGAGCTAATGTCTGCAGTGCGCAAATTTGAAGGTTGGGGTCTTACATTCCAAAAACCTGAAGGAGACCAGGTCCACCTACCCCCAGACATTACTGCTGTATCGTCTGAGGAACTTGGAGAACTGTTTACTAAACTCACCGCTTGGACAGACTATATCGCCTCACAGCTCACTATGGCCCAGTTAGAGGAACGTGCAGCTCTTAAGAAGAAAGAGTTTACAGAAAACACCATGCTGGTTCGTCGCATGGGAGCAACTGCCCGCGGTGAACGGGTAACCACAGTCAAGGCAGAAATTGCTGTTGATGATACAGTCGTGGAGCTTGACAACGACTACGAAGAGAAGTACGCTTATCGTAAGTTAGTAGAAATGCTTCTTACTAACCACGAACGTGACCTATCTCTTGTATCACGAGAAATTACACGACGCTCTAACGACTCACGAGCAATGCGAAAGGAATACTTCTAATGGGATTTACTGAAGACGAGTTTTACCGCACCCCTATGGAAAAAGACGACAATACTTGGGTACACAAGTATCTTGACTATTCTGCCAAGGTAGACGAGGTAGGGCAGCCCATACCCCGTGGTCGACGAGGACTTCCAAAAGCACCCTGGAACACCATTGATGAATTTGAAATGGTTGCGGGGCAGTACTACTCAGACCTTCTTAAGGTACTTGTAGACAAACAACGCGATTACGGCCCCAAGAACATCTCTTCCGCTCCTGGAGGGGCACTCAACGGGCTTCTTGTACGTATGAACGACAAGATGCAGCGCCTAATCAACCTGACTTACGAAAATCAAGACGACCCCACTAACGAGTCCATTAAAGATTCTTACGCCGACCTTGCTAACTACTGCGTTATTGCAATGATGGTATTGGACAATAAGTGGGATGGAACTGGAAATGTCTAATAACGAAAAGACTTGGGAAACAATTCAAGTAAACGCTGCAAAAGCCTGGGCAAACCTTGACATTGCAATTGAAATGATTGAGGAAAGCAAATCTGAACTTACTGACGAACAGTACGCCGAAATTCAAGCAAAGATTGGAGAGCAACAGAAGATGATTCAAGACCTTCTTCTTGAAGGTAAAGTTGCATATCTTGCCGCGGGCGGCAAAGATGAAGACTAGCTACCGCCTTACCGCACAGGAAGAGGCCACGGCAGCACGAGTAGGCTGGGAACGCCAGCTCCCAATGCTTGGACAGCCAGAACGTAACCGTAACTACTCAGAAGGTGACATCTGGGAATCTTGGCAACACATGATTTGTGCCGCATCTGAGATTGCTGCTGCCCGAATGCTTGGTATGGATGACTTTGAGCCCCATGCCAACACGTTTAAGAACGTGCTTGATATTCCTGGATACGAAGTACGCTACTCTTTTACCAAAGAATACGAGGATGGCCCTAAGTATTCTTTACGGTTTAAAGAAGGCGTTGATGACCCCAACCAGATTTACATTCTTATTGTCGGTGGACCTGAACTAAAAGAACGCCGCTCAGCAGCAGACGGATACGCGACACCCCCATTCCGAGCAATTGGGTGGATGAAAGGGGCAGACATGGTACAGGAAGAGTACCGCGCACCGTACGGTAAAGGAAACTTCTCTGTTCCTGCTGGAGAACTCAAAGAGATGACAGCTCTTCCTGTCATGGAGGATGTACACTGATGACTAAGGAATTCGATGGAGGCCTTCGAAACGAACATCAAGTTTCCGTAGGCATTGACCAATCATTGACAGGGTTCGCTTTTTCAGCGGTCTCCGTCGAATACCCCACTGAGCACATTACCTGGGTGTTTAAGTCTACGTACTCTGGCATCCAGAGACTCGATGACATACAGAATTTTATGTACGAAAAGTTTACGTGGTTAAAAGACAGAGGCAATACCATTGTAGATATTGCAATGGAGTCCCCCTTTATGGGCGCTCCGTCTACGTTGGTTCTTGCGGAACTTGCTGCAGCCGTAAAACTATTCCTTTATGACCACTTTAATGGCACTAACAATTACGCTGAAGCAGCAGACCCTACCTTAAGAACCCCCCTAGTTGTTCCGCCCATGACTCTAAAGAAGTACGCTACTGGTAAAGGAACCTCCAAGAAACAGGAGATGCTCCTACAGATTTACAAGCGTTGGGGCGTAGAGTTCAACGATGATAACGCTGCAGACGCCTATGCTCTGGCAAGGTTAGCTGGAAGCCACTCAATTGACGGCGTAGAAAAGGCCGTTGTAGCCCAAATAAAAGATATTAAATACCGCGATTACATAGCTCAATAGCGGTATCCTTGTTGTTAGGGATGGCATAACCTCACAACAAAGGACCACAAATAGTGAACGAAGAAGACATCGTTCTGCCATCTACCGAAGAACCCTTTCTCCGCGTTTCGGCAGGCTCAAACCCACAATCAGTAGCATCCGCTATCGCTCATGCAATCTACGAAAACAAAGCTGTAAAGCTTCGTGCAGTAGGCGCTGGAGCGGTAAACCAGGCAGTTAAAGCTATGGCAATTGCAAGAGGATACGTCGCCCCTAGAGGCCTCGACCTTACGTGTAAGCCAGGCTTTACCACAATTGAGAGCCGCGACGGCGAGATTTCTGCAATTGTGTTTGCCATTACCGCAATCTAAAAATAGCTTATTCTAGATATAAGCGAAGGAGTCAATCATGGCAACTCAGTACAGCATGGGACACGGTATGCGTCGGCGTAACGGAACCCCCTCAAACTCTTTGGAAGCAGCAGGTACCAGCATGGCACGTAGCCACATGACATCAGACGAGCACCACGAAGCCGCATCGGCTGCGGGAAGTCACCGCATTGCTATTGGCAATGCAGACCCCATGCCATCGTACGGTATGGACCAGATGGACGAGCTTACCCGCGGACAATACGCAGGAACACTCATCCCTAAGAAAAGCACTCAGGCAGCTGACCCCACCAACCCTGGTTCAAAGGCAAACCGCGTAAACATTGAGCGCATTGGAGCAACTTACCGCGTGCAGCCCAAGTCGACGTTCGTTCAGCTTGACCCTTCGGCTGGTCCGACGATGGCTAACGCCCGTATCGTTCCCAGCATCCAGGGCCGCGAAAACCCGAACTTCGAAAACGGTATGCAGGCTTCTTACTAAGGGCATAATGGCCGATTTAAGCCAAATGCAATGGAACCCACAGGGACCCCCTGGTGGGTTTCAAAGTGACGCAGGAATTCCTAGCGCAAATAAACCTAGAGTATCTTCTCCTCGTCCTGTAAACGCGCAGAATATGAGCGGCAGTGTCTCTAATAGAAACTTTGATAAGATGTACGCCAAAGACTACAACGACTCTACTGTTCCTCAACCTCTGGCCGCCGACAATGCTGGTTCCAGCACCTATAGAGGATAATAATGGAAAATCGTTATGGAGTAAAAAACCCCAATAAGAGGGTTATTCAGTCATTGCATGAGTCTCCCACATACCACAGAGTATACGCTAGCCAGGTAGGCGCTCAAAAAACTCAAGACAGATTGTTTCTTATGAACCCATCTGACCTTGCAGGAGAACGGGGTATGACCACCCCTGGCGGAGGCTCATTGAGCAAGCAACTTTTTGGATTTGGTCAAAACTAATGGCTGGTCCAGTCAACAACATGTCTCCTCAGCAGAACTGGCAATCTCTGGGTGGCGGTGGCTTAAACGGGTACAACAACCAGGGTGGTTTTGGAGGCCCAGTTGCTCGTGGAGACCTCGATGCAATTCGTATTGGTACAGGACGTGTTCCCCAAGCCGAGTATCCTGATGGTTACCTGGGAACTATTCGTTCTCGTCGTGATGACCGTCTCCTTGACTCCATTAAGAGCCGTGTAGGACAGAAGGAATACCAGCGCGGCGTTCACAAAGGTGAGCGCATCGAGCCCTCGGCATACTTTTGGTCGCCTGATTTCAATGCAGACTCTGGCATCAAGCGACAGATGAAGGCAAAGCAAGTAAACATCAATGGAGTAAACGTGTGGCGTATGCCCCGTTATGGAATTGACACGCGCCTTGTTCCCGCGCCGCACCTTGTAAACGACGGCAAATCAAACATGCGCTCAGATGCACCAGGAACAATTAATGTCCAGCGTGCAAACCAGCTTAGTTACTTAAGGTCTCCGTATAAATAATGTCGCAATTTGACGGACAGTACGACTACACTAAGCCCTGGCAAGACCAGCGCATAGTGGCTCCTTCTGGTAATCCCAGATGGACTTATAGCGGACCCTGGTCGTCAAATGAAGAACGACTAACGCAGCAAGCATTGGCCGTAGCCACCATACCTGGTGTAGAACTGGCAATGCTTGTGCGCCCCAATCTTCCCCAAATCAGATTATTTCCCCCCAGATTTGGATACGGTGACCGTACTCAACCAGAAATTGATGACGTTGTCAGCGTTGATAGAAACTATGTAGAACCTCGAGTTTCCTGGTATTCTGGAGGAGTCGGTAGCTACAGCGGTAGCAGCCGTAACGAATTAGGAGCTAACTAATGGCCAGTAAGAACGACGCGTTTGGAGCAGCCCGTGGAGGCGCTGGTTCAGACCCCAGACTTTCGACTGTACTATCCTCAGGACAAACCCTAGGTGACGCACTTAGCGGCGGAGTGTCAGATAGACCTGAGCACTTTAGTTCAGAGCACCGCGCTGTACGTCAGCACCTTATGTCTCTTGGCCCTCAGAATGACAACGCTCCCATTAAAGTTGCTGGTGGAAAAATGGCTTCTCCTGGAGGAATGCCCCTTCCGTCTGACACGTCCCACCCCGCGTGGAAAGGTGTAAGTGGTTACACGGGGACACCCAAGACGGAAACTGCTTTTGCAAAAAAGTCGGCAGACGAAGCCGAGGCAAAAAGAAAAGCCGATGAAGACTCTAGAGCATCAGTTGAGGCTGAACGTGCTGCAAATCTTGAAGCTATAGATACACAACTTACGAGAAGCTCTAAGCCTCCTCGTAACCCCACAAACGACCCTTTCAAGCCCACAAGAAGAGCCTTAAACATTAAGCCGCTTTCAAAAAGAAAGCCCAAGGCTGGCAAGCCACAGACAGTTGTGTCTGCCGTAGGCACCGCAGGTAAAAAAGAAGTTAAAGAAACCACTCTTGGCGATGGTGCAAGAGTATTTGACGGGCTTAAAGGACCTGTAAAAGAAACCCTACCCGACCCCGCAAAAACTCCTGGAACTCCCGAGTTTAAAGCAGCAGCCGAACGTCGAAAAAATCTTGAAGACACAATTACGGGACTCAAGACAGGCGCAGTTGAATCGATAGGTGACCGAGGCCCGTCCATTCAAGAAGACCCTAATATTATTAAGGGAACTGCCGCGGGAGGAAAAGGCCCACTTGTAAAGGGAGTGACCCTTATTCCCGATGGAACTGGCGGGTTTGCTCTCCCTCACAAAGAAATTGACCCATATACTGGGGAACAACGAAGACTTACAGATTCTCAAAAAGCAGAAAATGACCGTCACGCCGACGCCATTCGCGATTTTGAAACTAGGCGCAGTCAAAGTGACTCCGACCGCGAACACATCGGTAGCGGGTTTGATGCTGCTATTACTGACGAAAAGCACAAGCACGAGATTGCTAAGCGCATTGCTCAACTTTCTGCCGTAAAGGGAGCAATGTCTCCTGCAAGAGAAGGCGACGCTCCTAGAGACTTTATGCGACCGCGGCCAACAGAGCTTGCCGTTTCAATGCGCGAACACCTGAATATCTTAAAGTCGCACGCAAATACGGCAACAGGAAACGCAGGAAGAATTGGGTTTGCAAATACCCATCTTAAGAACGCGCAAGATAGCTTAGACGCTTTTGATACCTATACTTCAAACCGTGCCCGTGGAGGACACGAGCACCTTGTTGCAGCAGCAACCAGCCTTGGTAGAGCAAATGACACGCTTAACAACTTGGGTACAAACCGTGACACTGGAGAAATTCAACAGGGAACAACATCTATTCCTGCCTCAAAGTTTCTTGAACATCACCTTATTGCATCCAGTATTCACGGATTTCACAGCCCTAAAGCACAAGGAACCGCGGGAAGCTACGACCTTACAGGAACCCTCAAAGACGGACGCACAGCAAAAGTTACAGTTAATCCTGGAACTAGTGGAGCTCTACAAGTTGCAAATAACATCGAGCAAATGCAGCGAGAAGGTAGAATTACAGGAATTCTTAAGGAGCAACTTGACCAAATGCGGGGTCTAGTTAAAACCTCCAAGACGCCTGAATCTGAGTTTAAGCGTGCACAAAATCAACAGCAAGCGTCTATTTTGGGAGACCATTACAAGACTCTTCTTGACCACATGGTTACTTCTTCTCAGAAAACACAAACAGTTCTAACCCCTGGCGGAGACCGAATCTCTGAAGAACGTCCCGTAACTATTAGCGGAGAAGCAGCAAAGCACCACACTAACGCTAAAATGCACCTTCAAGCCGCAAACAGCTCACTTTACTCCTTCTCGCAAAGCAAGGGTTTAGGAGATAATAAAGCGATTGAAAGCGCCCACAACTCGCTTCTTGCAGCCCATGCAGAGCTAAGTCACCCCAGCCTTTCAGACCACATTGGTGTACTGCCAATTAGTGCAGAAAAAATGACTGAAAGCTACATGGCGCCTAGAGAAAACCTGACCCTTCCTACAGTTGACCGTGGAAGCGGCGGTCGTAATAGCGGCGAACTTATGGCGGGAACAAGCACACCTGCTAACGTTCGTGAAGGAGACCAACCTCAAGGAAACATGGAAACTCCCCGACTTGAAGTACGCAGCGGCGGAGGAATTTCTGTACCAGAAATCATGAAGCCTGTAGGTAAAGGCCGAGGAGTTGAAGGGCCCGAAAAGGAAGACCCAAAACTCGTCGAACTTAGGGAAGGCCTTAGAGGAGCTATTAAAAAGGGCGATTCAGGTCGCGCCAAGACGTTTAAAGACGCATTAATGGCCCACAAACTGGTCGGGGAATACCGAGAAGCTGGTGCCAAGCCACTTTCTGATGAAGATTACATCCTCTCAGACGAGCTAGAGGGACCTGAAAAGGCAGGTAAGTAATGGTAGCCCGCGCGAACGCTAGGGCTAAAGCGGCAAAAACGGCAGAAAGAATTGCCGAAAAAGAGGCCGCCCCCCCTACACCCGCCCCCACTCCAAAGATTCCTAAAGAAGAACGCCCCGCAAGAGATAGGGCTAAAGCAGTTGAGTCTTTTGCAAATAAACTTAAGACGGGTAATCTTGAAGATGAAATGACGGTTGACCCTGACTGGGAACAAAGAGACCATCAAGTTCTCGCAAGTAAAATCAACCCCATTTCTCCTACAGACCACCACGCTCACTTTTTAAACGCTGTTGTACGTGAGCTTCAAGATAGGGTCTGGACTAAATCTCAGCCGCTTCCTGATGACCCTAACGAAGACCCCATCCCCATTGGATGGTCCGATAAAGGAAAGCGCTCTCCTTATGAAGGCGCAAATAAGTTTCTTCGTCAAGCATCTGACGCAATTGAAGACCATTATTCTGGGCATGCTAATAATCAACCTTTAACTGCGCTCCATCACCTTGTAAAAGCAGCCGACAACATCCAAAACGCCCACGAAGAAATCCGTAGAGTAGATAAAAAGCAAGGCGGGTTCAGTGTTTTAGCGGACTCTGCCAGGTTTAATGTTGAGCCTGCTGGAAATGAGCGCGGCCTGTGGAGTACCCCAATTCAAAAAAACTCGTCAGGCCTATCTATTCACGATAGACTTTCTACAGTAGTTAACTCCTATAAAGATATCGTTAAGGGAAAAACTACCGACCCTAATATTCTGAGTAATATTAACCAGATTACTAGAAGTTATGCTCCTGGACAACAAATGAACGCGTCTGAACGCTACGATTTTGCTGGTAAGAGTGATGAGGAAATGGTCAGTGATATGCGCGACCGTAATCGCGGAAGAACTAAGCCCAAAAATGGCCCAGCCCCCACACTCCCTAGACCCGTATCTTCTTTTCTAGAATCCAAAACAGACGACATTGCTGAAGATGACGCAACTAAAGCTGAGATGGCTACAAAAGAGTTTCAACCCCCAGCCAGCGCAATTCGCGCAACAAAGACACCCTCGGAGAAACAAGTAGAAAACTATGAGCCTCTCGACTTTGATGAGTCAGACGAAGAGCGCCAAGCTAGATATAGTTCAACTGATGTAACCAAAATTGCTAAAAGTCGTGCAAAAGATTTAGGTCTGCATTTTGATAACGGACGAAACGCGGGTATCTGATGCTTGATGGTGATGGAGCAGAAATGCTGGAACTCCAGGCATACAAGATTGCGCAGAACTCAATCCTGTACCCTGGAAAATCTCCATGCCCTGCGTGCGGAATTGTAATGAGTCCCGTACAGTACATGTACGGTCTCCTTTGTCCTGAATGTAAGGAAAAGAAAGCCGCAGCTCGAGTTGCCAGGAGGATGGCGTGAGTAAGTACATGCACGTGTTTGAGCTAAAGGACATTGCAAACAACATAAAGGAAGTCGCTACTAGTTCCTTATGGGGCCAGCAAGACGTTATTAAGGTCCACAAGCGCGCCGATGAGGCAATTGGTCACCTGGACCAGGTAACAAGTAACATGCGTGACCTAGATGCAGAGCCCGACGCGCGTAAAAGAGCAAGTAAAGTTGCCGCTATTAGCGGACACCTGGCCGCAGCCGCAGGACATATTACTGATACACACCGTATTGTTAGTGGTATTATGGGACAAGATACTCCAGCAGATGTTTTGCAGGTAGCACATTTGGGCGAGGCTCACACTTTGCACGACAATATCATGCAAGAACTTAACGAAGGATTGAAAAATGGCAGTTAACACAAGCCGCTCAATGAACGACGGACTCAACGAAGGCGCAACTGACGGTAAATACCGCAAGGCACGCCCCGACACTGAGGTTGGCGACGTCATGGGTCACGAAAAGACCATGGAAAACCGCCAGTTGCTGCACCCATTCTTTGGATACGGGTTCTCAACGTCGGAAGCTCCGTCCGAATCACGCGTTAATCCTGGCAAGTAACCTAGCGGCCCTTGTATTAGGGGTCTAAACACGGTATAGTAATTCGTAGTATTCATAAGGAGCATACATTGGCAGAATTAATTGACTCAACGGGAAAACCCCTTATAGGTTCTAAAACGATTGACGGACCAGTCATACGTTTGTTGCGTTGTTTTGTGTGCGAAACCTGGGAAGAACTTCCCGATTATGAGGGGCCCTCTGACAAGGATTACCTGTTAGAGATTGCAATTGAGAAGCACGTATTTCCGTCGGGTGACCCGCACGTAGGAAAACTGTTTAAGATTCCTGTAAAAACCTGGGCAAATGTCGAGCAGCGCAAAGCTGTTCTAGACAATCTAGGCGCAGGCTCACGAGGTCTTGATGACCTTGACCCTGACGCGTCATTTTACGATACAAAGATGACATTTGCGCAAGACGCCATGACGTGTTGGAAAGCCCACAACAAAGTAAAAGATAACTGCGAGGATTACGAATCTCCAAAGAAGCGCCTGTTGCCTAACACGGCAAAGGAGCGCGGTGATTTAGGGTTGCCAAAGCCAGAGCATTTGGATGGCCCAAAGATTTTTACCTGCCATTTCTGCCCAGTACACACGTCAGTGATTACTCGCCGTCGTATGCTGGCAGGGTTGTACGATAACTAAGGAGCAAAATATGGAAAACAACAAGGAAGTAGAAGCCGCATACGTAGTGACCATTCACAAGGATGGAACATTTGCAGCGCACATGGAGCAGCCAGATGAGAAGTTTGTTGTAGAACGGGCCGCCACTGCGTACGACGTCCTGACCATTTCAGAAAACCTTGTAAAGGAGATTGAAATGGGACAGTTAACAGACCGCATTGTGATGTCAATCCTAACAGTTATGCAAGGCGCCGCCCAGCCCAGCACCGCATCCGCGGTAAAGGAGAAGCTAAAAGAGCGCGGTATTCACCCAGAAAGCGTGACCGAAGCCGAATAAACTTGTCATATGAATGATTTTGAGAGCCCGACAAGTTATTTCAGTGCCCCCGCATCGACATTGGACCCGAACCTTTTTGAAGGACGGGTCCTTCGTTCGTGGGTACGTCAAGGCATCATGTCTCTTTTGTTGGATTTCCTCGAGATAAAATTCAGACACCCAGAGATTTGGTCGCACCCGTGGCTGGCTGGTTCTGGAGTGTCGTACCAATGGAGCGCAGCACGTCAGCCAGGAGATTTAGATTGCCTGGTAGGTGTTGATTTTGTTCAGTTCCGCAAGGCCAACCCAGAGTTTGGTGGACTGACGGACGGGGAAATTGCGGAAGAACTCAACGAAGAGTTTAGAGAAAACCTGCAACTACAGACAGATAACTGGAACGGGTATGAGTTAACTTTTTATGTTAATCCTTCAGCCACAGACATTCGCTCCATTAAGCCGTACGCGGCGTATGATTTGAAGTATGACGATTGGACCGTAACACCAAATCCAGCGCAGCAGCCACCCACCGACGCCGAGTGGGAAAAGATTATAAAGAACGATTCTGATGTAGCAAACACGGTAACCAACCGTTTTAATGGAGCATTACAGGACGTTCAAACCACGCAAAGTGAGCCGATGAGACGCAACGCGGAGATAAAGCTGACCGCAGCAGCGGCCCAAGCAAATGCGCTGTATAACGAAATTCACAACAATAGGGCCCTAGCATTTTCCCCCCAAGGAGAGGGTTATGGAGATTTCCATAACTACAGGTGGCAAGCAGGTAAGGGTTACGGAACAATTTCAAAGTTGCGAACAATACGCCAATACATGAAGAATTCATTGCAGAACAAAGATTTGTACGGAGTAGAGTTGCCAAATCACAGCACCCTAGTTCGCAGAGCAGCACTGTATAGGAACAAGTAGTGTCAATAGTAGACTATTGTCATTTGTGCAGGCATGAATTGTACAAAGGAATATGCACGGAAGACTATTGCAAATGTGATTGCAACGGAGAAGATTACGAGGATTAGACGATGCAAATATTGGTGGATTTAGAAGGCGTACTTAAAGGAGATAAGGACCAACCCCTTTCACAGGGGATTGTAATGGTCGGTTCGTTGAGTGCCTGGAATAAAATTACGTTGATTTCTCCATTGAATGCCGAACAGACACGGCAGTGGTTAGACGTAAATAAAGTTGTTGATTTCGATAAAGTGATTGATGCAAGTGTTGGTTTGGTTGGCGAAGAATTAGGAGAGCGCCAAGTAAATCACGCACGGTCATTGGGTGCAATTGATTTGTTTATTACGAACAACCCGACCCTGTGGGCGTATACGTTTAATCAGGGAATAGCGTCGGTAATGTTCGGCGTACCGTTGTATACTCGCCCAGAGTTCCGCCCAGACGCACCCAAGAGGTTACGCGCGTGGAACGACATTGAGAAAGCCGTAGAGGAGCAGAACGCACTAAGAACGCAGGATGCGCGGTTGCACCGCACTGAGGCGTTGAATTTCGAATGACAGAAATCATATTTGGCGGTGTAGAGATTCCGTCAAACAGAACGTTACTGGAGCGCACAGGCGTTCAGAACGTTATGTTAAACTACTGGGGACTGCGTAAGCGAGGATTGCCAAAGACAAAGCCGTATCTAATTGGAGAGCATTTCCTGCCACAGATGAAGGTGTGGGTAGATTCAGGCGCAGTACAGGCCGATAAGGCAAACCTGTCGGAGCGAGAATTAGAAGAATACGTCGCAGATTACGAAGATTTTATTGCGATGAATTACGACCGCATCGAAGGGTTTACGGAGTTTGATTCGCAAACACTGGGATTACCAGCAATTGTACACAATAGAGCAGTGTACGAGAATGACCCAAAGTTGTGGGTAGTATGGCATGAGACATACAGCATTTTGTTGTTGGATGATTGGGCCGCGCAATATCAAAACATTGCAATTCCAGGCACAGCGCTAGATTCTGTAACAACATTAGCAGGAGCAGTCCGAAGGATTAAAAGTGTACAAAATGTACAATTTCATGGGTTGGCCGCAGCCAAGCCAGATAACATTCGTTCCGTTCCACTAGACACGGTAAGCACATTATCGTGGTTATCACCAATGCGACGTGGAGAAACAATCGTTTGGGATAACGCAAAGTTGGTACGATACCCAAAAGGAATGAAGGACCAAGCCCGCAAGAGGTACAAGAGCGTGGTCGAGAAGGCGGGGTTAGATTTCACAAAGTTCGTCGACGATGACACAACGGAAGCAACAAAGGTTGCAATTTGGTCATATCTACAGTTAGAGAAAACAATGGTAAAGAAACAAAACAACCCTAATGGAGTCACCAATGGGCGCATAGTATCTGATAACAGTGACGACACACTATACACAGGTTTGATGGAAACAGGTATAGGTGGTTCTAATAACAGTGGTACTGAGGTGCGGAAAGTTACGCGCACAGAAATAGTCCAAAGAGACCAAAATGAAGTCAGTCCACTCCCAGTATTTGGGTTTGAAATGAAGACAGTCGTAGAGACTGAAAACGGTCACGATGTGTTGAAAGATGTACCTGTTGTACAGTCACAGTACGGCAGTTTACGACAATGCAACACCTGTTTTGTGGCGTCTAATTGCCCAGCATTCAAGCCCGATAACTCGTGTGCGTTTAACCTGCCAGTAGAGGTAAAGACAAAGGAGCAATTGAAGTCATTATTGACCGCAATTGTTGAAATGCAGGGCCAAAGAGTAGCGTTTATGCGGTTCGCAGAAGAAATGAACGGCGGTTATGCCGACCCTAATGTGTCTCAAGAGATAGACCGATTGTTTAAGTTGGTGGCCAATTTAAAGGACCTAGAAACCAACAAAGAGTTTGTACAAATCACAGCGTCAAGACAGACGAGCGGTGGAGTACTTAGTGCTATTTTTGGTGACCGTGCGCAGGCATTGCGCGAGATGGAACACCCAATTCTAGAAGAACAAACCACGATGATTATCAAAGATTCTCTTGAAGGTACTATCTGATAACAGTGGGTTACGATGGTAGGAACGTTACAGTCGCCAATACCGTCACCCAACACAAACAATCGGGCCCCTATTACAGGGGCCCGATTATTGTTAGTTACGAGGTGCGACTGGTGACTCAATGTCTAGTGGTTCAACCACGATGTTATACACACGACGATACGCGCGCAGCTCTGCAGGAGTTCGTCCTCCCCAGATGCCTATCTTTTCGTGTTTAACACCGTGCATGAAGCAGGCAAGAACAACAGGGCATGCACCACACAGTTCCTTAGCAGATGCCACAAGGTCCCAGTGGTCAGCCTTTCCATCAGGAAAGAACATGTCGGGGTTGTCAACCTTGCCGCATGCGGCCTGGGAGTAATCAATATCAATCTCAGTAAAGCCATCAATCATCGTCGTCGACCTTTCTTTGTAATCTCAATAAACCCATTCATTCTCAAGTCCTTTTTGATATTCGCCAAGGCCCTCCAGTCCGAAGGAGTACTGGACGAGAAGAAGAGGCCCCCATTAGGGGACCTCCACTTCAAGTGGTTGTTGTTAGTAAGTTCAATTGCCCACCCTTGTTTCTGAGCAGTCTTAATTAGAACGTTTACGTCCTTACTTGTAGTCAGTCCCATCAGTCTCCATTCTCGCATGCACCACAGAGATAGTCGCCCCCGTAGGGGTTACCAATAAAGGTGCCATGCTTACAGCGGTAATTAGTGTTGGACAGGTCGTCTTCATCGAATAGCGGGTCCATTGTTTCTCCTTTGTTTATTTGCAGTCGCATGGTTCAGGGTCGCAGAAGATGCACTCTGGCGTTACTTGACCAGTACCATCACACCAGATACAAACCAAGTCGGTATCTGTACCGCTACCTTCGCACCATACACATTCAATTACAAATGTTGATTCGTTCATTTGTTTCTCCTTTACTTGTAGCGGGATTCAAAGCGAGACCGTAGTTTCCACAAGTCATTCCCGTAAGCTGCGTGAGCTTCAAGGTCTTCCTCGCTAAGTAGTGAGGCGCAGTCTTCTAACCCACACTCACACACCTGGTGTTGCACTAGCCCTTGTAATGCCATTGATATACATTCAATTACTAAGTACGTTTCATCGTTGCTCAAATTAAACTTGGGCATTGGTTTCTCCTTTATTTGTAGCGGATATCAAGTAATTTAATTTGTTCTGGTGTTGCTACTTTAATCGCTTCATCAATGATTTCAAACATTTGTTCTTGAGTAAGTGTTGTTGTGTCTGCAAGAGACGGGTAGTCTCCTTTTATAACGTGAAAAGCTTCTGCGAAGTTTACTATTTGTTGCATGTGTTTCTCCTTTATATAGGCCAGTAATATTCGTATTCAGTTATAGGGATACCAGAATCTTCAGGCCAACCAAATTGGCTGTACCATTCATAATTCTTGGCGAGTAATGCTTGTCGATGAGTCGCGGTTACGCGCTCAAGGGCGGATAGTTCAACCATCCAAGTGGGCAAGTCAGTATGCGCATCAAATACTTGGTTGATGTAATGGGTGATAGTGTTAGTCGCTTTGTCTGCAATGGTTGACTTATACCCACGTCGTTGCCACTCCTTTACCATGGAGAGTATGTATTGATACAGCACGCCTTCATGGTCACGCCACATCTTTACTGCAGGATGGTTGACCCATCCTTTGGGTACTCGTCGGTTGTTCTGTGGGTCGAGCTCAGTAAGTACCATGAGTATTTGCCAAGCTTCAAGCGCCTGTTTATGAAGTCGTTTGTTGTCTAGCACTTGTGCAGTTTCATCAAAGTCTGCGCTAGGTAAGAACGTTTGCATATTACCACCCCTCGTCTCGCATGCGGTCGCCCCAGGCATCGGGGTCAAATCCGAAGTCTTCCATGTCAACTTCAAATTCAACATTGCTATACTTTTTGCACGTAAGGCATTGCCACTCGGCACTCGCGTGGTTACCCCAGTGGTACGCCTCAAGGTCAGTTTGAATAGGCTT